CCTCCTTGGTTTCAATTGCTACAATAGCAATACTATATATTTTTGACACAATCGCCATCGGATCAATATACTCAACACCAATTTCATTTCCTTCTCCATCAAATCGTAGACAGAAGAATCCGCCGCCATCATGAGCGGGTACTTGTTTTGTTATTGATTCTAATGCTTGCTCTAATTGCTTGATGCGGGGCTTTAATATATCAACATTTTTTTCAAGTAATTGCAAATACGCAAGGCGTATTTCAGCGAGTTGTCTCCAATAACACACATCGCATAATTCTTTTTCTGTTCCATCTCTCCCATGAGAATGATGGTTAATTGCGTATGAAAAGCAGCGTTTACAAGAAATCATTGCTTATCCTCCATAGATTGTATAATTTTATCCAATTCTTCTTTGATGCGCCATGTATTCATTGCCTCAACAAGTCCTCCATCAGATGAATTTTTTGCATCGCATGATTTCTCAGCAATTCTAGCGTCGATGTATTCTAAGAGTTTGTTAATAAGTTTTTTGTTCATGGCTTGGCTTCCTTATTTTTACGTTGCACCATTTCTTTTAACACGGGACGTAAATCATTATCTCGCCAACTATAACAAATTTCTTTCAACTCTGGATCTAACTTGTCCCAGTTTACATTGGCGATCAAATACCAAGCTGTATGAAGCACATCCTCCAACCGCTTGATACGATTATTTGCTTGTTTTAATTCTTTTTCAATATCCATGTTGGTTCACAAGTCTGAATCCAAAACCCAGAAAAGTCAAGGCAAAATGCCAAAAACCTTCTTTGTCATTTAAATAATAAATTTCTGTCGGAAAACTCATTTTAAATCCAAAAAAGTATTGATCGGTCCATTCATTGAATTTATTGATCCTGCCTATGCTTGGAAGGTACAGTTCAATATATAAAAATCTAAAATTCTTTTCGTCTTTTATGATGTTTATTTTCATATCAGTATTTTTCTACGTTATTTTATTCTCAGTCGCGATATTTAAGTGTAATTTTATTCAAATACATATTATAATTATGATAGATCAAAATCAAATTTTATGGGACGAAAGAAACTTAACAGAACTTCAGAGCAGTTGCAAGAACAAAAACGAGCAAGAGACAAGCGATATTACGAAAGACATAAAGACAAGCTCAACGCCAAACGATTGGAGAAATATTACAGATCCAAAGTTGAGAAAAAAGATGAGAAATAAAGCTTGGGATGAAGCTAATAAACATAAAGCAAAAAAACGTAGAGAAGAACTCAAAAATAACCAAGAAATTCAAAATAAAATAAAAGAACAGCGTAAAAAATATTATTCAGAAAATAGAGAATTAATAAGAGAAAGACAAAAAATCGCTTATAAAAAGCATTACGAAGCTAACAAAGAAAAAATACAAGCTGCTCATAGAGTTTACAATGAATTAAATAAAGATAAAACAAAAAAGCAAAGGCATGAATATTACGAAAGAAACAAAAGAAAAATATTGGATTATAATCAGTCTTATCGTAAAGAAAAATTAAAATCCGACACTCAATTTAGATTAGCTTATATTTTAAGATGTAGACTAAGAACAGCTTTGAATAAAAAATATAAAGCTGGCAGTGCTGTTAAAGATCTTGGTTGTTCAATTGAAGAGTTAAAAGCCTATTTAGAATCTAAATTTCAAAAAGGTATGACTTGGGAAAATCATAGTCAAACAGGATGGCACATTGATCATATCAAACCATTATCTTCATTTGATTTAAGCGATAGAAAACAATTCTTGGAAGCTTGTCATTATTCTAATTTACAACCTTTATGGGCAGGAGACAATTTATCTAAAAGTGATAATTTTCCATAAAATTTAAGAAATGGACAATCGCTAGGCCAACCGTCACAAGTCAGGCACTCAGAATTTTGATCAAAAGCTTTAGGTTTGTGACAAGGCCACTCATGTTCATTCCCAAGAACTTCAATAGTTATCAATCTCCAATAATCCCATTGATAACCTCTTTCATTGTGCCAAGTTACAGGAAGTATTTCTTCTTTAAAGCCAGCGGGGCCAAAATCAAATATGCCACGAATAACGTCGCCTTCGTAAATGGGTTGATTGTATTTATCTTTTATTCCAGTATACTGCTGAACTGGATGATCGTGCTGGCATAATAGATTGTCGGCGACAGTAATATTATGAAGATCAAAATATACTAGCTTTTTTTGACTTGGATCGTAGACTCTAAATTTTAATCGGTTATTCATTTTTATCTAAATGAGGAGTTTCAAATACATTACCTACCACTTCTAAATCGTAAACCTTAAAAGAATACCAAGAATCTTCGCATTCATCATTGATGTATCTTGGATAATATGCGCCGTCTTTGAATTGAACTTGAGTTTGATTTTCTTCTGTAATTCCATCGTGTCTGCCTTCCCAAGTTTTGTAATTTACAATATCGCCCTCAAAAATAAGATAGTTCTTTTTATCTCTAATTTCAGTACATTGTTGAACAACATATCTTTTTTTATCTCTTAAACATTCGCACAATGGTATAGGACATTGCCAGCCACGATCAGGCTCATAAAAATGAAATTCGTCATCTTGATTTAGATAAAATTTCTTTTCAAGATCCCATACTCTAAATTTATATTCTCTCATATTATTTTATCGCTCTTGGCTATATTATCTTTTGCCCATAATGGTTGAAGATTGGTGTAATGGCAAGCTTGAAGCAACTGATTTCTGTCAGTTAAATCAAATGAGGCTAGTGGCTTAATATGATCGATGTGCCAGCCTTCATAACTCCAATTGTCCCAAGACATACCTTCTTGAAATTTAGATTCTAAATGTTTTTTTAGTTCTTCGATTGAACAACCTAAATCTCTTATCGCACTACCTGCTTTATAATTACCTCGTATAGCTCTATTTAATCTAAATCTTAGATTAAGACTTAATTTGAACTGTATATCGGTTTTTCTGCGTTCTTCAACGTAGACGCTCCTATGAGCGTTTAATCTTTTTTTATTTATTTCACGATAATTTTTGTGATACAGCTTTACTTTTTCTTTATTTAATTCTCGGTAAGCTTTGCCAGCTAAATAATGTTTTTCTTTATTTTTTTCATAATAGTTTTTATCCATTATTTTTTTTCTTTCTGCATTTTTTTCTGCCCATAATTTGCGAGAAAGTTTTGCTTTTTCTAAATTGTTCCTATAATAATTTCTATCTAAATTTTTTTTATGTTCTAAATTTTTTTCTCTCCAATTTTTTGTTTGATTTTTTATTTTTTCTTTATTAGCTTCACGATAAGCTTTTATTTTATCTAGATTAGCATAGTAATATTTTTTATAATATTCTAATCTTTTTTCCTTATTAGCTTGTTCATATTTTTTTATTGAAGCTTTTCTTTTTTCTTTATTAGCTTTTTCCCAAGCTTTTTTTTGAGCTTTTTTTCTTAATACTGGATCAATAATATTTTTCCAGTCTTCTTGAATAAAATCATTGTCCATAATATTTAATAGCTTAAATCATTATCATGGACACAGCCTATTATTCTAGGATAATATTGCTGAACGATATGACTCAAATTCCAAAATTCTTTAAAATCACTATCATCAGTAATAATGCACCCATAAGATGCGCCATAATAAATTACAGGGACATTGCCTTTTTGTTTGTATCTGGCAGTAAAGTCAAGAATATCTCCTTCAAAGATTTTGTTTAGATTAATATCTTTGAGACCAGTATATTCTTCAATAATATGTTCGGCGCGATTGAAGCATCCCGTTAAATGAGTGATTCCCTCTACGCCGTAGAGAGAGCCAGTCATTATGTACTTTTTTTCCTTTATACTCCAGACTCTATAAATGAATTCGCGGCTCATTTTTTGTAATGTATTAAATTAGTGCAGTTGCCTTTATGGGTTAAATTCCAGCCATGACCGTTATATTGCTGTATATATTCGCAACCATCTATTACTTTTATGGTATTATTCTTAGTTCCAATAAAGATCCAAGAATAAATAACTAAACCAATAATAGCAACAAATATTGCGCCCCAAACTATGTCTTCTGTATGTCTGTATCTCATATTTTTTTAATGTCTTTAGGATGAACTGCTGTCCATTTATCGAAGCGATCAGCATTATACTTTTTGATGGGAATGTCAAGAGCAGAATCCCAACCGCTGCCATCTTTTCCTACCCACACAATTTTACATTGATTATCACCTTGATAAAGAATTCCATTATTAAATTTAAATCCGTCTGATCTATCATCGTAATGATCAAATACAAGATAACCTTTCTTGATAAGGCGATTAATTTTTGCCGCCTTTTTCAAGATATTACGGTATCGGGCTTTACGCAATTTATTCATACGATTATTTACTCTACTACGCCATCATTAACTACGCCATCATTAAAGTGACCAATGTATAACACGCCAAAAGAACGATCATTGGGATCATTATAAGCAAACATAAGATCAAACCCAAGCGCATAATCTTTGCAGATCAACTCAATATATTTATAATGAGAAGGACTATATGCACCCCTATCAATGTTAAGACTAGTATTCAAAAAACTCCGAAATTCAATACCAGTTTTGGTTTTTCCTTTTTCAGGTTTTCCAATAACAATAACTTGTGTACTCATATATTAAATATATTTATAAAACTCTTCTGGTAAGATTACGTTTTCAAATACTCCTGTTGTTTTAACTGTTTTAAATAAGGGAGCAATATCTGAAATAGGAATAGAAGCCAATCCTGTTCCAATTTTGGTTACTAAAAACTCATACTCAGGGTGAGAGAACGCCGTCGCAAGGAAATCATTAACATGAACTTGGATCTTGTCAAGGGGTAAAGTGCAAATATTGTGATCTTTTGTGGGGATGCCGTAGGTTTGACCTACTAAGCCAGCCATACCATGCTTCGCGCCCCACTTCAAGGCTAATTTTGCGGCTCCCGCACCATGCCTGAATAATTCGTTGGCTCCATAGCAAAAGATTTGATTTGATTCAAGATGTCTAATATTTTCTGGGGTAAATCTCATAATAATATTCCTAATTCTCTTAATTGTTTTTTCTCTAAAAGTCTTATTTTTATCTGCGGATATTGAATTTTAAATGTATCAAATTTGACTCTGGCATCTTTGTGCCAGTAACCTTTGACTTCAATGACCTCGTTGTCAAGGAAAAAATCAGGAATGTAAGTGCCATTTTTTATTTTGCCTTCGTATTCGTAGGTAATCGGGAAAGACTGTTTCTCGTATTCCCAATTGATATTATTAGAATCTAAATATTGAGCAAATTTTACTTCCCAACCACTTTTTAATTTGATAGTTTTGCCGTCTTTTCTTTGATACTCTACTACTTTAGCGTAGTATGTTTTACCATAGAAATTGCAATCTGCACCGCGCCTTGCATTTTTAATAGCTTTTTGGCGCATTTTTTCTAAACTTTTTTCAGAATGCTTTTTACCATAAAAACCATTTCTGGTTCCACTGTTAGCTTCTGATAATTTTCTTCTTGTTTCTTCTGTGGCGGTATATGGTTTTCTATTTTCTACTATCTTTTTTCTCGCCTCTTCAGTATGTTTTACTCCTAATCTAGGATGAATATGAGTTTCAAAGTATTTTTTATTTGTCGCACTTATCTTATCTTTATTGTTCCTGCCATTTAAAGCGTTAGAACAATTTATACATTTTGTCTGCTTGAGGGCCGCAATGTATCTGTATTTTTTAAGCTCTTCTTTTTTACAAATTTCACAGATTTTAAAAACTCTTTTTTCACTATTAGGCTTTAATTTAAATATATCTACGCCTAATTCTTTGAGTGTTCTATCTACATTAATATGATTGGTAATATCCATACATAGGATATTACACTGAATATCGACATATTTCCATCCAAATACATATTTTGTGAAATAAATTTTATAGTATTGGGCAGAAAAGCCCCCAAGCTATAAGCTATAGGGGCTGTTGACATAAATCAAGGCAACTCAGCAATTTGTTTTTTTAGAATTTTAGCAATTTCCTTTTCATCGCCGCTAGAATCATATAGTTTATCCATTGTTTTTTCGCTTTTAATATAAAATGTTTCGCAAATCAATTCAACACCAAGATAATCAAAAATAAATCTCTGATATTCTTCTCTGAAATTAGCGTCGTTTGAGTGAACGTGAGCCAATGGTTCTTTGTCATGTCCTAGCCAAAGCTCTCCATAGTCACCATCAATATTGATGCAGTAGATTTTTTTCTTTGAGGTATTGTTCATATTTTTTATTTATTTTGATTTGCGGACAGTGACATAAAATTCAACCCATTCAGGAGTATCTTTGAGCCTGAATCCATCTACGTTCCAACGCTCACTAGAAACGCCTTCGACAATTTCAATAAGTGATGCTGAAACCTTTTCAAGCTGGCGAATGCGATTTTGCAGTTCGTAATTTGTTTTGTTTATTCCTTCAATTTCTTGAAGATGAAAGTTTTCGTTCATGGTTTTGTTTCTTTTACTATTTTAAATTTTAGAATTGCGATTGAATATTTAGAAGTATCTTTGCAATCACTCAAATCATCCGCCGCTTTTTCAAGTCGATGAATGTAATCTTCAAGATTAATAATGCGTGATTTTGCCGATTCAAGTTTTAGTTCTAATTGTTCTATATTGTCTAATGCTGATTGCATTGATGATTCTTGTATCATATTTTTATTTACTTCTTTTTGCACTTACATTTATGTAAAAATGGAAACATAAATCTTCCCATCCATCCAATTAATTCGCCGCACTTTTGGCAGCAGTAACTTGGGTATTTCATAGTTTTACTTCCTTCCACTTTCCAACTGTGCGTAAGAACGCTTCTGCACGATGACGGGCTGATGCCCTGAATGGTTGAATATCATTTGGAACGATACGGTAGATCTCACTGCCGTATGCGTAGCGCAAGCAACTTGGGTCTGTGATTCCTCCATTCGTAGAGTCCAGAAACTGCTCTGCTTCCGCCATCGCATTGAGATCGTTAACATAATCAGGAATTGTTGAAAGCGGTTGAACGCTATTCGGACTATTTGGCGGTATAACAATAAATTGGTCTTTTGGATGAACTCTCCATCCACACACTTCCGCAATTGTTATATTGATTTCTTCATTGTTCATTGTATTTCCTTTGATTATAATATAAATTGTTGTCTTTTTTTAGATAATCACCAGGACATACTTTTTGTCCTTCTCCGCCATTATCAATCCATCCGTGGTCATTCATTATTCGTTGACAATTATCACAAATTGAATCACCAGAAATGTATGGATGTCTAAAATATCTTACCACTTTACCTTCTCTTGGCTCAGTAGGTTTTTTGCCAGTATCTTCAAATGGTCTATAAACATCATCATTGGGATGATCACCATTTTTCCACCACACAATGGTTGGTTCTGGTTCATATGGAGAGTCCGGCCAAAAAAACAAAGCGAGCAAACGAGCTTTCCAACCTGATGCTTTAATACACAATTGAGGTAAATGTCCTCTATTATAATTGTCATGCGCAAAATGCTCCCTCGCAGTCCATTGGCACTCAATATGAGAGTTTAATTTACCACCATAACCTTCTGGATTTCTGAGAAAATCTGAGTATGCGCCATATGATTTACCCATAAATCTATTTATAAAATTTTTCATAATATTTATCATTCATTCAATATCAACTCGTTCACCTAGTTTAGAAACTAATTCGTCAAAACTTCCTTGCACTTCAATACCATTTACTACCAAATAACAATTATGACTTCCCCACATTGATTCAATCTTAACAATGTCTTTCTCAACAAAAGCATATAAGCGTGGACGGAAATGTCGTTCATCTTTCTTATTAGGTTCTCTAAATACAAATACCTTATTCATAGTTTTATCCTTTTCTGTTACCGCTTTATTTTCAATAGTATTATTTTCTATCATCATAGTTTTATTATCCTATCAGCTTTTTTCAGAGAAGTCAACCTATAACATCATATTTCATAATTTTTATAATAATCTGGTTTTATCAATGTTTCCGGTTGGAATTTGTCCTGGCGCAGGTCCATTGAGGCCAATTGATTTTTCTAGTTCTATGGCTCTTGAATTGATTGCTAGAGCCGCAGCTTGTATTGCGTCATTATTTGTTTTAATGAATGAAACTACAGCATTGGTAGCATTAGACAATCGATAAAGGGCATAGTATAAATTGTCTAGTTCGTTATTTTTATGTTCTTTTGCGATAAATTTATTGGATTGATCGCCATACATTTCAGAATAATTTACTGTTTCGTTGGTCGTTTCGCGGCTCATATTATTTATTTTTTTTGAGTCTTCTACTCGCTTGGAGCGAAGTCTACACTAATTATACGTTGCGAGTCGAGTGAATCTTTCAAGGTTTTTTGACTTTTTTCAATCTTTTCCCATAATACGGAACTGGTAACCTTCAGTGCCAAAAATGTCATCGTGATTAGTTTGAACTTCACCCATTAATACCAGCAACTCATTCCAAGTGTCATCTATAACCTTTTTATCTCGCTTGGCATCAAGATTCTCTGCCCATTCAGCGAGATTCTTGAAGGCATCGGCTAGGTTCTTTTTGTCGTATTTGTATTTCATATTATTTAATCTATAAATCCATTTACTTGTTTGTTTTTCCACGTTTCAAGTTTTTTGACTTGATTTTCGAGGTTATCAACTGACTTGCGCGAACATACATCATACAAGGCCCAATTGTCAATATTTTGTTTCTTGAAATAGTTTCCAAGGAGCAGGGCTGCATCCTTGACTTCTTGAGGGATTTCTGCCCACAAGTTAGGATCTGGATTCATAATTAAATAAAATCAACTTCACCTTATTCACTTTAATACCGCACCTTTTTGCAATCTTATGATACGCCATATTATGCTCAAGTCTAAGATGCAATACGTTCATCATTATGATTAAGTCTTCTGCGTCTTTGACTTTGTTATAAGCTCCACTAGCATGGGAATAAAGATTGGAGAGTGTTACTACGTCCATATTAATTGTAAGGTTATATTATTTTTATTCTTCTTTGTTCATTTCTTTCAATTCCTTAACCAATTCAAACAAAGAATCAATTTCAGTAAAAGTGCCACTAGTGACACAATGTTCGCTGAATGTTTTTTTGTCAAGTATGTAGCACAAGGCTTTAATGTTATGGCTTAGGGTTACAATTTTTAATTTATTTTCATCTGTCATTTTCATATTAATCTTTCTTCTCCATCTTCTTCACTTCTGTATCAGTAAAAAAACAAACCTTCCCTTTATCATCTGTAAAAAACTCAAATTCACAACCTTTATATTCGTGCCGATTTCCAGTGTATGTTAGTTCGTATTTTTTGCCAATAATATCAGTGTGGATAAATTTATCGCCTTTTTTCATATTATTCTTCTACTTTCTCGTAAGTGGCGTGAAAGATATCAGGTTTGCAAGGATAGTGTTCTCCTTTGACACCAGTGATAATATAATCACCGGGGCAAACAATATGCCCACCTTCTAAAGTCTCAATCCAACCATGCCAGTGCATATTATTGCCACAATGATTGCATTGATGATCTCCGCTGAAATAAGGTCGTCTAAAATATCTTACAATCTTTCCTTCTCTCTCTTCTTTTGGTATTACTCCTGTATCTTCAAATGGCCTAAAAACATCATCTTTTGGATGATCTCCATTCTTAAACCATTGCGTTGCTTCGATAACTACAGGCTTTTTTCTGTATTTCATAATTAATTAATAAAAGGCTCTCCATCATTCATAATATGAAACTCATCAAAATCAAAATCCCAAATACTCATGCGACATTTATTACAAACAGAAATAGTGTCGCCGCTCCAAGGAACAGCGCAGTCTTCTAGTTTTGCTTCTTTTTTAGTCTTTAAACAAAGCATATATTCGTTTATACAATTTCTTCAACCTTTATAGAAATATGTTCACTGTAATAACCATTTGATTCACCAAGAAACCAAAATTCTACATTAGCGTTTTTAGTTCCTAAAACAAACTTAGTCCAAGTGTGATGATCATCGTAATTGTAGCCAGTGTGCCAAGCAGGATCATTTGCGCCGCTATCTTCTTCTGCAAAGATTATTTCTTCATTGAGAATATTATCGACATCACCGATAACATCTACAAGCCTGACATTTTCGCAGCAATCTTGTGCGTGATATAAGTTGTATTCGTACTTGTCAGTAAGAATATGTAAAGAATCTCCATTTGAAGCCTGTATTTTTCTTACAATCTGACCCTTCAGGGTAAAAAAATCATTAGTCATTTTTCGTGCGATCAGCATACCATAAAATTTCGCCTTGTCAAGGGGCAATTTTCGGTGTAAGCAATGTTATGACCGCTTTAGACCAACTACTCGCAGATCACGCAATTTTAATTCAAAAAATAATCGCAGAAGCTAAGAACGAAGCTTTAAATGATGCGCCCAAACCAAAATCTGTAACCACAAATAAATTAGATCTATTTTCTCATATTTCTTCTAACTTCGATAATTTAATTAAAGATAAGAAAGAAAAAAATATATTAACACCTTATGCTAATCCTTATAATTGGCCCCGAAATAATAATTGTTGGGCAAAAAGTTTAGATTTAACTGGATATGCCGCTGCCGTTGTTCCTCTTGGTGGAGTTGGCGGCGGAACACTTATAACTAAGAAACACGTTTTGTTTGCTAATCATGTTCCTTACTCGACTTCACCATTCATGATTTTCTTTATAAACAATAAAGATGTATCTCTTGTTTACAATGTCATGAAAACAAAGCGAGTAGCAAATACTGATATTTTAATTGGTGAACTTGATAGAGAAGTCGATGCTTCACTAAAAATATATAATGTATTGCCAGCTAACTATCTTAAATACTTTGACGCAAATAAAATTAATTTTCCAATATTGTATTCTGATCAAGAAAGAAAAGCTTTAATCGGAGAAAATGGTTTACTTAATACTACTTACGGATCAAATAATACGTTAATAAATATTTCAAAAGATAATAACAGAGCGCAATATTTCGAAGAATTAATTGGCGGCGACAGCGGCAATATTGTTTCTACAATTATTAATAATGAAGTTGTATTGATCGGCGGCTGGTATATGACATTTGGAACTTCTGCTGGTCTAGGTACAAATATTCCTAGTTATATAAATGAAGTAAATAACACAATAGCTTCATTAAGTAGTGGATATAAAATTAATGAGGCTGATTTGAGTGGATTTAAGATGTATTGAAAATGGTGGGAGCAGATAGATTTGAACTATCGTAGGCGTGAGCCGGGAGATTTACAGTCTCCTGCAATTGACCACTATGCGATACTCCCGAAAAGAAGTGGCTGATAGGGTTGGAATCGAACCAACATCGCCAAAATTAACAGTTTTGTGAATTACCATTATTCTACCTATCAGTTTTGAAAGTGGCGTTCCCGACAGGATTCGAACCTGTGACCGAAAGCTTAGAAGGCTTTTGCTCTAAATCCAACTGAGCTACGGGAACGTAAAATCTACAACTATCTTATACTCTATTATAGTATTGTCAAATTAAATCCCACTAGAAGTAAGTCTTTTTACAGAACGGGGCATGAAGCCCCTTGTCCTTCTAGCGAGAAAAATCTCGGCCCATTGTTGACTCAGTGTAAAGCGACTCAAAACAAGATCGCTTGGGCGCACTGTATGTAAATTATACAGCTTAGGTCATGACTCCTAAGCTGTAACTTTTCCTCAGAACCCCGTCCGTAACAGATTTTCCAAGCTTCTGTTATCATGGGTTAGCTCTTGGAAGCCGGGTGGGCCGTCTTGGAAAAGAAAATGTAAAAGAACAAAAAAGTGGTCCCTATAGTCAGATTCGAACTGACACTTGACGAATTTTCGTACCACTACAACTTTCGTTGCTCATTACTGATTTGTGGTCTGGACTTTCTCTTCATCATGACATTTCTGTTTTAGATGATCGCCGTTAAGTCTCTACACCTTCTCATTTCTGAGCTTGGCTCGGGATTGCCATTTTAAAGGTTTCCCCGAATTTGACGATTTCTACTTTGAAGATTTCTCTTCAAGCACTCAATTTACGCTAAAGTTCGCTGCCTCTGCCGTTGGGCTATATAGGGATTTAAAGAACACGCACAATCTACTATAGATCATGCTCCCCGTCAAGGGGAAAAACTTGGTAGTCCATGAGAAAATCGAATTCTCGTCTCCGCCGTGAAAGGGCAGCGTCATAACCACTAGACCAATGGACCGCTAAAATTTTATTGAAAGAACTAGTTCAAATCTTATAATAAAGTGTAATAAGAATTGAACTATGGATAAATCTACACTAGAGAGCTTGATCAGTCAAGGACTTTCCACTCATCAAATCGCAAAATCAACAAACAAAAGTCAAACTAATGTTAGGCACTGGCTTAAGAAATTCAATTTAAAAACTACTAATAAATCTTTTTCTCAAGGTTATGCCGCAAAAGAAAAGATTATTAAAGATGGTATTGAATACAAAGTATGTTCACGTTGCAAAGAAACTAAAAATTTAGTGACTGGTTTTTATACTAAAAATGATAAGCACACTTATGTATGGTGTAAGTCATGCGCTAATAAACGAACTATTGAATGGCAGCAACAAAGAAAAATAGAAGCTATCAATTATAAAGGTGGTAAATGTGTCAAGTGTGGATATAATAAATATCCCGGCGCACTTGATTTTCATCATTTAGATCCGTCTAAAAAAGACTTTGCTATTTCTCGCAAAAAAAATTGCTCATTTGAAATTATTAAACCAGAATTAGATAAATGTGTATTAGTTTGCCGTAACTGTCATGCTGAATTGCATTTCGAAGAAAGATGTAAAGAACAAATTAAAAATTTGGTAGTCCCGGTGGGATTTTCGCCCACAGTCAATCCCTTATAAAGAGAACGCTTTTGATGTTAAGCTACGGGACCACTAAAAATATGCAATAGTCTCTGTGGGCCGTGCTGGACTTGAACCAGCAACCGACGAATTATGAGTTCGCTGCACAAACCATTATGCTAACGGCCCATAGAAACTACTACATATTAAATTTTTAAAAAGAACTTCTTGTTTTATGTAGTTACAAGAATAGGATCGAATTTTACCAGAATCAATAGACCAAAGATCCCGCTACAATACCCATCAAGACATTGCAAAAACAGTTTGCAATTTACTTGAAAATAGTAAGTAAGATTGTAATACCAATTACTTTCAGATTTAATATCAACAACATAAACTATTAAACCTTACTATCTTACTTAAAAGTAATAAGCAGCGAGGAACGAATTCCTATCTCACAAAAATAACACACATTATATTGTGAGTGACTCCACTGCTTAAAATTTAAAAGAACTGAAAAAAATGGTGCATCCAGTGAGACTTGAACTCACAACCCTCGGCTTAAAAGGCCGATGCTACTACCGTTGAGCTATGGATGCATTATTGAAAGAACGTTGACAATCTATCATGTTTTCTTCGATTGTCAAGGGGAAACTTAGCGGGTATCGGATTCGAACCGATGATCTTCACGTTATGAGCGTGACGAGATGACCTCTTCTCCAACCCGCAAAATTTAAAGAACATTGACAATCTATCACACTTTCTTACTTTGTCAAGGGGAATTTGCCAGACCGCCCACATTCTGCCATCACTTTCTCCTTCGAATGTGGTAAAGAGCAGGAAAAGTCTAAAACGCTCAAACGGTCTGACAAGAAATCATTTAAAGAACGCGATCAATCTACCATACTTTCAGCGTTTGTCAAGGGGTTTCTTGATGATCAAAAACTTTTACCTTCTTGATATCTCTGCCTCCTCGCGTATCTTCCGTTTCCTTTATTCCTGCCTTTATAAGTAGGAGTTAAAGTATCGCAATTACTGCAAATTAATCTTAAATTTTCTAATGAACAATTATCTGAATTTCCATCGATATGATCTAATATTAATAGAATAGGCTTATTGCCCCATTCAGAAAAAGAACACATCTGACATTTGTGACCGTTCTTATTTATCAGATAAGCTTTGAAAGTATCATTAGTTACTTTTTTACCTTTTTCTATACAAGTCTCTGTTTGTTTCTTTTTATCAATAAAAAAACATTTAATATTACAAAATTTTTTATTTTTAGTTTGTGATCCGCAACAAACACATACTTTTTTAATAGCTCTTTTTGGATTATTAAATATAGCAGAACAAGAAGATCCGCAAAACTCATTAACGTCTTTAACAAAATAATCTATTGCATTATTACAAGTTTTGCACTTTTTTGGATTTTTATAATATTCTTGTTTATCAAAATCAGCTTTTTGTTTTCTTAAAATTCCGCCAAATTTAGCTGAACAAGAGAGAGAACAAAAATGTTTTTGTTTTGATTTTAAACACTTGTTGTATTCATTAATAAGTTTTGAAAATTTAGTTTTACAAAACTCGCATTCGATTTCTATAGATTTCATAATCTATATTACACTAAAAGTGGAGCCTCAAATCAGATTCGAACTGATAAAGGATGATTAATCCATACTTGTTTACAAAACAAGGCCGATAGCCATTTCCGGTCATTGAGGCTTGAACTTCACTATATTATACACTATTTCTTCACACCTTCTAATACTTTACATCCATTACTCGTAATATATCGAACATTATCAATGCTAATAAATCCTTTACGAATAAGATACAATTCGTGATCACGCTGAATCGCGGTTCTTGACAAGCCGGTTTTTGCAGCAAGCATAGAAAGAGTACAGCTACCTTCTTTACGCAAAATATTTAGTATCTGCCACTCAATTCTATTCAAACCGTAAGGAAGAATATCAAGAATATAAAACAACTTCTCAGCGTCTTCTTTAGTAAATCGCGTGATCTCAAATCGATCAGCATAAAGCTTGACTTCTTTGGCGCGAAGGACACAAGATCTCGCGTTGCCTCGGGAAGTTTCAGACAACATTGACAACGCTTCTTCATCAAATTCAATGTTCGGTAGAGCTTTCTGAAAAATCTCCCTTAGTTCATTAGTATTATAATCTGCAAATTCAATCGTCGTCAATCGATCACGCAACGGAATAAATAGCTTATCTGATTCAGTTGTCGCGAATATAAAATGATGCTTCTTGAAATTGAAGATATAATTTGCCTTGCCAGCATTATAATCAATTACATGATCTTTCTCTGTAGAGAGAATAGAAAGTAATGCGTAAGTAAAGTCTCTTGGCAGACAATGCGCTTCATCAAAGAAACAAATAATTTCTTGATCTTGAATGTGGGGCAGAAAAACTTGTTCGAAAAACTGATTCCCCGATTTAATACTAGAGCTATTTAGCTCAAGCAGTGGCTTATTGACTCCGGTGGTGCTATAAATATTCTTGGCAAATTCGCGAACAAATGCAGTCTTGCCTAGACCTTTTGCGCCAACGAAGTTCAAAAACGGTACAAGTTCAGTCTTAGCATGAGCTTCCAAATAAAATGAAAGCTTGCGTTTGACTTCTTCTTGCCCAACAAGTTCAGTGAAGTAGTTCATTACTGAGTGATAGTGAACTCTGCAACAGGCTCCTCGTCAAGCTGATTCTGAATCTCTTGAGGAAGCGAATCGCCATCTTGCGCTGAAGCTACAGGCACGTTCTGGTACTTATTATACCAAACGCGACCGACAACAACAGTGGCGTTCGCATCGTTGTTGAGCTTCGCAAGAAGCTCGCCCAACGTGATTTCAACAGTAGAGGTCGCACCAATAGGACGACCACGACCCTTCTTAACTGATGGATTTTCCATACGCGATCACTTTATCAGGTTTTTAGCGGTTGTCAAGGGGTGTTGTCGAGGTTTTTTGAAATTTTAATTAACAGTTGAAAAATGTTGCGTCACCTCCACAATTATTTGTGTAAATATTTTTATGTCTATCGATTTCAAAATTAAAGGAAAAAGAGTTTGTAAATCAGAAAAAGAGTATCTAAAAAATTTAGGCTTTAAATGGTGCGCTCCTTGCGAATGCGCGAAAACAGAAATTAATTTTTATAAAAATGCTTCTTGTTGCAAGGTGTGTTCTGATTTAAAAACTAAAAAATCTAAAGAACCAGGTAGTAATTTTTACAAAAATTTTTATTCTAAAGAAAACGAAGAAAAAAGGAAAAGAATGTCTAGGGATAAAAGCAAAAAATATAGAAAAACTTTAAAATATAAATTAAAAAAATCAGAATGGAAGAAAAATAAACGCTTAACCGATCCTGTTTGGAGATTAAAAGAAAATTTAAGATCTTCGTTAGCTAGAATCAAAAAAGGATCAAAAGAAAATAAAACTTTAAATTATATATCTGTAAATTCAATTGAAGAATTTATCTATTTAATGTCTGAAAAAACTGATAATAAAAATTGGATTCAAGAAAACTATCATATTGACCATATCTGGCAGATAAATTGGTTCAGTGATTATATGTTAAAAGATGCAGAATTAATATTAAAGCTAATTAACCATCATTCTAATTTAAGACCTTTAGATCAAAAAATTAATCTTTTAAGAAATAAATATGATTTTACTCCTTTAAATAAAAATGATTTGGTTAAATACGAAAATTATTTAAATTTAGACGTAAAAAATGCTATTCAAGAATATTTCGCAAAATAAACGAAAAAAAGCCCGATCTGAAACACAGTTTCATGCGCTTCGGGCTTAACTGGATTTTGATGTAAAATCAATTTTTATCCAGCATATATTTGCGCTACTATATATTACACTGTTTATTCTTCTTCGCGACAAATATCTTCATCTTCATCTGAAAAATTATTATCTATTTCATCTGCATATTCTTCATAGCAGAATACACAAACTAACTTTTTACCAACTTTTTGGTAATCGTCGTTTTCAGTGTCGATAAATTCGCTACAGTATAAACATTTTTTCATACTTATATTCTAATTGTACATATCATAAGATAAATTGTGAAAAAATAAATGAAAATCGTAAAAATAATTTTAGTATAGTGTATTATTAGATATGAGTGATAATATAGAAGTAACGTGGAAAGTTACGGCAATGGATTGCTATCCAACATTTAGCGGACAAAAAGATTATGTATTTAATGTTCATTGGGACTGTTTATCTTATTACTCAGGAATAAGCGGCGGTCCTTTTTATGGAAGATCTAATAGCGTAACAATGCTTGGAGAAAATACTGGAGAATTTACTCCATATACTGGTTTGAAAGAATCTATGGTATTATCTTGGGTATGGGATATTTTAGGAACAGGAAAAAATGAATATGAAGAAAAATCTTCATCTCAAATATATAACGTATTAGTTCCTTCTGTTATTACTTTGCCTTTACCTTGGGCATCTGGGGTTTCTCCCATGTAATTTTTAATCATGTAAATCGGTATACATGTCAAAAATAATTACTTTGTCCTCGCATTGTTCTAAATATCCCTCATCATTTAAGAACTTAATAACGTGATTGCGACAAGTATCATCCTGAGAATCACACTCAAACGGATGTTTTAAAGTAATTAGTTTCGTATTGAAACAAATTATGTTATGATTGCGGAACTGTAATTTAAAAAGGGGATCGAAGTTTTCTTCGTCCCCTATTAGTTCTTGTAAATTCATTTCTTTATAAATCTATTATACACAAGTTTGCCTAAATTGGCGGCAAACTTTCTAGCTTTCTTTTCAGGCAGTTCAAAAAGATGAGCGTGAAATACTTCTTCTATTAATACATTAAGTTGGCGGCGAGTCAATAATGTTGGATCAATTAGAATTTGAGGATCGTCAGTATCAGGAGAATCGCATAAACCAGAAGCGTGAAATCTTGCGTGTGGTTTATTATAATTAACCGTATATTCTACACCCTCAAAATTCTTGAATTTCATAAAAATTCTTTTAATTTTTTCTGATTCTCTGTGTTTAATATTACAAAGTCAGACCAAGGTTTTCCATATCTAAGTATTTGCCAGCACCATCTTAATCTCTCTGACCAACGTAGCGTTCTACCACTCAATCCTATTTCAAATAAACTCAAGCACACTTCTTCTTCATCATCAAACTTCTCAACAAGAAGCCCATGACTATGACAGTCGCAAATAAGAAACTCAGAATTTTTTTCTTTTTTCACTTGATCATTAAAAAGTTATAGACTCGCCAAACTCTACTAGATAAAAAGCACAAAGATTTGTATATTTTATCACAAATAAATTTAAGAACCTTATTATATGGACTCAATAAATACTTATAACGGCGAGTTTTTCTAAATTCGTCCCATTCTCGTAATTTATTATGGAATTCTATGTCTTTTTTTTTGCGTTCGCCATTTGCGGTAGCTTCGAAAGTAGTTAGTTTAATATCTTTTATTTTACCATCAATAAATACAGCATCATATACAACCCAATAATCATAATCAGTATTATTTGAGCTAAAAAAATCATAAAATTGTACTGTGCAAGTTTTATTTACAGATTCAAGCCATGTCTTTTTAGTTTTTATATGCCCCACTTTGTCTAAAAAGCCTTTGGCATTTGGATCTCCTTCTACCCATTCTGTTTCGCGGCATTCAATAAATAATTGACCGTTCTCGTCGATGATATAAATATCTAACGCGCAATCAAGATCTTTAGTTTGAAAGCCGTGCGAGCCAGTATAACCTTTCGGTTCATCTGGCATTGGCAACCAACATTTGCATTCTATGCTATCGTACATCCCCATCTTAGTTACCCCCTTTATCAGCTTTATAATCCATTATGTCCTCAAAGAATTTACGAAATGCTAAATAGTCTTGATGATCTGCGTCATTCATGCCTTTAACATCTACACGATTTAAATAATCGCAAATAACGCCATCATAATAAGATGGAATAACAATATTCTTTCCATCATACTTTAGATCGTCACTTTGAATAACAATCTTCTCGTTAGGATTCTTCATGTATAAATCTTTCTTCATTACGGTTATGATATTCTAGTCTCAGATATAGTCAAGGTTAATTTGACAATTTTTCAATTTTACCTTCAGTATCTGAATAAAAAACTTCTTCGACATTATAAGACTTCAGCAAACTCAAACAACCGGGACACGGTTTACTGTTTGCCAGTCGTCCTTTTCTATCAACTCTAAGTACGATCATAGAATGATCGTTAAGATCTTCAAGACCTGATTTTAAAATAACATCTAATTCGGCATGAGTACCAACGTATCCATCGTGATACGGATGCTTAGATATTTCAGGATGAGTTCTTTTTCTATTCCAACCAATTTTTACTATCTTGTTCTTTTTGACAAGAAAAGCTACATGAGAATTATTAACATTCTTCCAATTAGTAGGACATAGAGCATGAGCAGTTTCAACCGCTCTCTTCAATATTCGCGGCTTCATTCACCGCCAAGTACGATGTTTTTCAGCAATCCACTCTTCTCCGTTTGAAGCGAAGATTTGCCATTCAATATCATCTGGTATTTCTACAATCTTTAATACCGAATAAGGACCGTGCGCCTCATTTTTTAATTTCTTTACAGCTTCGACTAAAAGAGGATTAGCGCGATCATTATCGAACGCATAACATCCAATAGCTTGTTTATCTTTTTTAAGCTTAATATTTTTTTGAATATATTCTATAGCGGCTTTGCTAATAGAAAAAGTACCAAATTGTTGGATATTAATTACGACTTGCATACATTGAAATCAGTTTTTCAAGTTCATCGCAGACAGTTTCAATATCTGTGGTTACTTGTTTTGGAGTAATACCGGCTTCGTTCATAGTTCGTTCGTCTTTTCCGGTACGCCAATCATTATACGCACGAAGACGTTCTATCGCTTTTTCAATCATGATTTGTGGATACACTGACGACATTAACTGTTATACCCGCTTTGCCGTCATATTTCGCACCATAATGACGCTTTCCTTCAAGGAAGTCAAGCACATCTTTTTGAATTTTTTCAGCATCTTCGCGACTAAAACCTTTTGGAAGATTTAAAGTAAGATAATAATTTGGTTGATGATTCATAAAGTTTTTTATATAAAACGCTATACAGTATAATGCTTTATAAATGAAACAATTACATTCTATTTTCTAAATCTTCTATGCTGCCGCACTCATTATATATATAGTCGAATAACCAATCTTCAGCATATATTGTTACATTTAATTCTTTAACAAGATCATCATATAGCTTGTGTTGCCGATTAGTCAGATCTCTAATTTCATCGCGAGTTTTTACTAAGAGATTGATTTGTTGAGGAGTAAATTTTTTCATATCCATAAAATGTCCATGTGTTCTACGAATAATAATAGACCTTGTTTCTTGCGATCATTGTGTTGCTCGCATTTCTTCATATATTCATCCCAAGCTTGTTTTTCTTCAATAGTTTTTTCTCTGTTGAAGTAGTTTTTATCTTTAAGATCCCATTTTGTTGACAACTGTGGAAAAGGCACATATTTATCAGGATCAATAATGTAATCAAAAGCAAAAATAATTTCATCCATAATGCGATCAATTTCTTTTTCGGCAATTTTTTCTGCTTTTTGTTGATCTTCTTCTGACAAAGAAGTGTAGTCGCTAGGCAAAAATTTCATTGGAATACCCATCTTGCCCACCTTCTTAAGATATTGCAAACGAGGAACAATAAATTTAGCAATATTAGTTTCCAAAGAAAAAACATCATCGTCAGAAACTCCATAACGGAACTTCTGATATTTGCATTTAGCCCACCAACGTAATTCACACCAATTATGTTTGAAGCCCCATCCCAATCGATAAGGCAGAAGATCAATAAACTTATCTACATATTTATTATATGTATAATAATTATCGTCTTCTCCAAACAGTTTGTCAAACTCTGCTTCTTGATCATGCCAGTTTTTAAGACGCTGTTCCTTCTGTTCTGGCGTTTCGAAATCGAATTCTGTTTGATATGACATAATTAATCTCCCTTTTCTAGTCTGTAACTATCATCATCAAAGTGTTGTGTGCTAAACTCAAATAGTTCAGTATCTTCCAACGCATACATCTGATGAATCAATCCCACTGGAATGTGATAATGATCTCCCGGTCCAAGAATAACCTTGTTCGCTTTTTCTGAATCTTTAGGAATATCACTAAAATAAAGAATTATTTTTCCACTTTGAACATAAAAAGTTTCATCTTTAATTTTATGATAATGCCAACTACACTTACGATCCTTAATAATATAAAGTATTTTACCACAATATTTTTCATTGTTGACAATCCATTTTTCAAATCCCCAACCTTTAGGGACGATATGTAATTTATTATTCATAATGTTTTATTATAACTGTCTATATAAGATTCAATATTCTTTTTACCAACCGGATTTAAACTATGCACAATATATGGTGGGTGTTTAATATTTTTTTCAATGCAGTAATTAACCAACCACATAGCACAATGATAGCCAGTTCTTTCTTTGCCATATATATCATAAGGAATAGCGTCATTATTTAATCCATGACCATAATGACAATCTGCTAGATCGTGATCATAGCAAACAAATTTTGGCAAACCTCTTAAAGTGATCAAATCTACAAATTCCTTGTAGTTTCGTACAACAGAATAATGTTGATTAGCTGGAATCTCAACCCATGTAACATGAGTTGGAATCCTTACATCATCTAAGAATAAATTATAATCAGTAATCATAGTTCGAATGCGGCGATTGTATGCTCAAAAGGATTACCTTCAATATTCTTTACTAGACGCAACATCTCGGCGGCAATTTCTCTAATCTCTTTCTGAGCGTCAGGCTTATTACGCAAGCTCAAGAAATGATTGAAAGATCGCCAGTTAAACATTACGTCAGCTTGAATTTGAGAATTATAATTCTTAAAGAAACGAGCAGATTCTTTCACTCGCTTTCTATCAAAGCCTCTATCGCATAGACTCTTAATGCACTGGTGATAAAGCCTATTGCCTTCTTCTGTGTAATTAGCAAGAGCAAGCTGCCAATCTTCGGGCCAGTCACTAGGAATCAAATATTTATCTTCTTTGATTTCTTTGTAACGAGCAGACTCGCCATTAATACAAACGCCAACCCTATGTTTTAGAAGATGAACGTGACTAGCAATATCAGTGTCAACTAAAAAGTGAAGAGAGGATTTCTCAAATGGAGTATGATGCCCCGCATCAGCAAGCATCTTAAGAAGCTTAGGGATTCTAGCTACTTTGTCTTCGTTTAAATCTCGACTTGTAGAAGTCCAAGCAGAACAAGCGTGAACTTGGTCGCTGCCATAATAGCCAATCAACTGGACTTTATTATCATTTTTATCGTTGATCATATATCTAAAAATTTCTTAATTTCTAACTTACCGTTGCTGATTACTATATACTCGTTTAATCCATTGTCAATACAAAGATTGTCGCAGTCTGCGGGATTCACGTTGCCATCTAAATGATGAGGATTAACTCTACCATTTTTATGATAAGTGTGACCAACAATTTGTTTTAATCCTTCAATAGGCTGAAACTCTTGTTTAAAATCTAACCAGACAATTCCTCCGCCCTTCTTAGGACCACCTCGACTACGACCAGCATAATAAAACCAATGATTTTGATCTGTCATTAAAGCGATATTTGCGCGTTCCACTTCTTTCACAAGAAATAAACTTAAATCATCGTTATTTTTAACAGATGGATCTATATAGTCAGGAAATAATCCTGCATGAGTACAAAGGATACCATCAACCCAAAAACGCCATTTAAATTTGTTAATGATGTTTTTGCGTTCAGATCCTAACATTTCATCAATAGCAAAATACTTTCTATCTTCATAACCGCTACACATCGTATAATGATTATTAAATAGATAATGCAAATCATGATTGCCAAAAAGAGTATAATTATTTGGCGCAGATAGATATCGCATCAAATAATCAGCGGTCTTTTTATAATCATCGTTCTCGTCCAAAACAAAACTATCAAACCAATCGCCAAGACAAATGTTTATGTCTGCCGATTCGTGTTGAATAATCTTATTGAATTTCTCAATATTATTGTGAAGATCAGAAAGTATTACTATTTTCTTTTTGTGACTATCGAATGTCATTTTTAAAATGCGTCTTAAAAGGATTGGTTGTTGGTTTACTAATTACAATAGTAGTATTGGATTCATTTTCCTTGACATCTAACCAACTAATTTTGAAGTCACCGTTTTTATCTCCTGCCATTAGCATTTGTCTTTCGCCGACTTGAAAAATTAAGCTAGATACCACCAATGGAATATTCGGGCATGAAGTTCCTAATCCAAGATTAGCATTTGTATCAACAGCTAAAGGATAAGATTCTACTTTTGTTTGTGGTTTTTCTTCTGCTTTGAGAAGAGAAGGCGCAGCAACTGCCGTTAAAACGCCACCGAATATAGATTTGAAGAATCCCTTACGAGTAAATTTCATACTCATAATTATAGACTATTCTTCATCGTTTTCTGCAAATTTCTGATCTGGATGATAAATAAATTCTGGGCCATTATATCCATAGCCCGTATCGCCATGATCATGGTAATCATCAGGGGGTTCGCCATCGTAATAAATCTCTTCAAGATATCTTTGATCTTTTTGATTCGTTCCGTATTGGATTGTAATCTTTTTAGGATCAAATCCTGTAACATTCTCCCAATAATAAATATGATTGAATTTCATATCATGAGACCACCAAATATTTACTTCGCCAACTTTATCTGGAGCTTGGGGAACATAATTGCAGCCACCACCTTCTTCAAATTTAAATTGAGTCCAATCTGAGGTTGTAAAAATTGGTTCTTCTTGGTTTCTAATATGGTTATCGCCTCCAAGATAAACGTCTATAGAATCGCAGCCGTGTTCATCAAAGTATGGACACGTTTCATAAACTTCTCCTCCCCAATAACATTCATCACTTTCAATGAATGATTCTTCAAATTGCTCTTGAGTTTGATCTTCGGTTGGACCGGAAATGGTGTCTTGGCTGTACTCGAAAGTTCCACGCATCCAGATTTTAATCTTTAACATAAATTATTTATCGTAGTCTATTTTTCCAATGACGTTAATACGAAAAGTATTAGTTACTTTTCCATCATTTGAACTGGTGACAATGTAGCTTTCTTCTATTGTACCGTCAAGGAAAAAGATTATTTTTGTTGCAGATGTTTCTATTATTTTTAAATCGTTAGTAATCGCCGCAAGTTCATCAGGATTTTCTATAGAATTTATAATATAATCTTCAGAAAAAGATAGCTCAGATTGTTTTTGATGATATGATGCTTGATGACGCTTATTTATTAGAAAGGTTTTTAAATTCTCTCTAGCTTCCTGATATCTGTTAGCGTTAAAAGAGTCAAAGTTAATAACAATAGCGGCGATCAATGATAATAATATCACTGTCGCCAATACTACCTCTATAAGAGTAAATCCTTTAGATTTACCAACCATTGTGCTTTGGTAGTTTTTCTAATTCTTTTTCTCTTTCGATAGCTCGTTTAAGAATAGTTCGCAACTCTGTCAATGCTGTTTCATAAGAATCGCAAGATATTTCTATATCATCAGTAACATAACCATTATGAAAGACTCTATATTCTGGTTGCTCACCATAAGACCAACGAGTTTCTATATACCAATGACAATCACGGTCTTTATGATGATTGCCACTGATAAGCTCATACCATTCTTCGGTAAGCTTAACTATATCTTTTTGTATATCATTAGTCATGAATATTTATGCGTCGAATGTTAATTTCTTCATATAGAAGAGTGCGGATAGCTTCAATAGCTTCATCTGCTGTTTTGAAATCATGTCCAAATTTATGATAACTTCGCAGTCTATCTTCAAAATGACAAATTGCAGAAAACATATCTAAAGCTTGGTTCGCCATTTCAAATCGTTTTTGATCTTCGGGCAAATTAAATTCTAATATAGCTTTCATACTCTTGAAAAGTTTTCGCTTAAACTTTTTCCTTTTAGGTCTCTTTGTTTTACAGCTTCTTCTACAGAATCAAATGTTCCTAAATAATATTTTTTATTATTTATTCTAAACATACAGTAAAATTTTTTATTTTTCTTATAAATATTTGAAAAACCGCTTTTGCTTTGTGCTTTGTTTTTTCGATTTTGTAGATTTTCTGAAAAAGTCACAAGCCTTAAATTATCGGGATTATTATTATATTTATTTCCATCTATATGATCAATAATCTTGTCGTTGAACTGTGTTGTATTATTATGTATTGCAAATATTATGTTGTGAACCCTAAATTTTTGATTATTAATTTCTACTTTGTAATACCTATCTTTATTTCCAGCGACTTTGCCAGCAAATTGTGGATTCCAAGTTTTATAAATGTTTTCAGATTTAAAATGTGATCTAGGTCTTTCTTTTTTCCATCTCAAATAAGAAGGGCTTGAAGGATCTATGATAAAACATTCATTCAAATATTCTATCGATGGTAATTCATTTATTTTCATACTTTAAAAGTTGTTCGCCAATATATTTAGTATAGGCGGGAGGAATGGCTTCTGTCAACTCCCATCCTCGTTTAGGCCAATGCATATCCATAACCTTGCGCCAAACATCGATTGAACCTTTACGGCGACTCTTGCCAGTGACACTCATATCGCGATAATCAATGCCATTTTCTTCGGCATATTTTTTAGAATATCCACGTTTAGTAATGTTTTTTAAAGGCGCAACTGGAAAGTTGCATTCAAAATATCTAGCTCGTTCGATTGGCATACCAAACATATAACCAGTTAATCTAAACGGTTCTATAAGATATTCTTTTGCACCGGCAACATTTTCAATAATGTAATATTTACCAGTCTTAATTAATGCATTGCGAACTGGTTCAATTAATTTCGGCGTATCTTTGCCTTGAGAATAATGAACGTAAATTGAATCAGGCTTTGTAGCTTTGCTGTATCCCTGACAAGGAGGTGATGCATGAATAACATCAAATGAATTAAGAAAATCTTTATCTTTCAAGATTTCAATGACATCGCCCTTGATGAATTTAAAAGGATAACTAGGTTGATCTTTGATATCTACTCCAGTCACTTCAAATCCCGCACGATGATAGCCCATGCTTGCACCGCCAGCGCAACAAAATAAATCAAGTAATTTCATATCGTTTCGGAAACCAACTTACCGCATAGAAGGCATCAGGTCAAGAAAAACCCTCCAATTACGGAGGGTTTATTTTTTATTTACATTTTTTGAATCCAAGAAGAATGGCGGATTGAGTAGACAGCGTTTTATACCACCCATTCTTTTCGTATATAGAACCTTTTCCACCAGTCACTTCACAAGTCTGAGAAGAAAGTTTTGAATACTTTTCAATCATAGCGCGGGTAACTTCATTTCCGCCACTTGAATAAAAACGAAGTCCTGCGAACTTTTCTTTTACTTGTGCGGCGACTACTTGTTCACAACCAGAATTATTTACTTCTTGTTGCATATCTCGGCATAGATCGAAAATAATATCGAACCATCCATCATCACACTCAAAATTAAAACTTTTGCCAAAAATCTTTGGAAAACGTTCTACAAGTTTTTTAGTGTTTTTATCAGTCATTGTAATTATCTTTTTTGTTTAAATCGAAAGGGTTATCATCTTGTTCTTCTATTTCTCCAAGACAATCTACGCAAACAGAACAATATTCCAAGTCTTCTAAAAATGCGGTCTTTTTGCCGCAGTAATCGCAGTTCATTGATTTGCTAATTTAAAAATATCATCAAGAGTTTCTTTTACTCTGATGCCGTTATTATTCCAGCGAGTAATGATTATACTATGCTTTTTACTTGGACTCGGTTCAATGCTTACAACAGTGTCCATATTAAAAAGGATTGGCGTATAGGCCATACTATTATCGTGATGCAAATCTAGTTGATGCAATTTTACAAAATGTGCCATAAAATAAAAAAAGTGCGGTTTTAAGGATGACCGCAAACCTTGTTTTTTTAATTTCGACGGTAATTATCAGGAGCGCGGAACACTTCTTGTTCCTTATTAGCGTCACCCTCCACATAGTAGATAACACCATTTACAGATTTAGCGCATTGCATAGCCCAATCATACGCTTGCTTCTTTCCTAGCGCAAGATTATAAGCTGACTGATACGCACCGTCCTTGTCTCTAACGATATATCGTTTATTCATTTTAGGAATTCTTAATTAGAATGTCGTGAATCAGATGGCGAGTCTTGTGATCAAGAATTCGACCTGTCTCATCCTTCGGAAGATCAGTGACAACCTTATCAAAATTAAGTCCAAGAACGGAACTCATGCACTTAATCTTTCGGTAAATACCAATCTCCTTATACTTTAGAATTGACCACAATGTGTCAACTTGTTCTGGAGTTGCCTTTGTGATGGCATTTAACAAGACAACTGGCTCTGTAACTGTAGCTGTTTCACTCATATTATTAATATTACTGATCGTCAGACTTTTCACTGATTGTCACAATAGTTACAAGACTATTAGACAAAGCAATGTTGTCGTCTTCATGAACGGTAAATCCTAGATCCAAACAAATATCCTTGATTTCTTGACAAGTGATATGCGTTCCCTTTAGGCGGGACTGAATGGACTTGAGGGTAGCAGGTGTTCCACCTTCAACGCGACCCTCAACGTAATTCTTAATGGCAAGAATAGTAGCATCACTATATTCATAGCCTTCATTGATATTGCAACCACAATCGTCGTCGCAATCATCATCGTCATCATCGTCATCATCAACGCTGATTTCTTCATCAGTGTTGTAATAAGGCTCATTGAGCGGAGCTTCAGTTTCCTTAACACGCTCGAAAGGAACTTCTCCAATGACCTTGTATTTAGAAACACGAAGCTTCTGAAAATTACAATCAGTAGGAACGCTAACTGCATTTGAAGGATCAAACTCAACCATCATCAGATGACCGTTGTTACCAGCCCAATCCTTTGCATAATCATAGCTGCCAATGTGCAAGCCATGAGAACAATGATTATCCTTGTTATCATCAACGCTGTTGCGAGCAACTTCAATAGTTTCGCCAACCTTATTAAGAATGCAACCATTCTTATTTACAGTACCAGTGATGACAATAGTATTAATATTGCCATGCTTTGAATAATAATCAGCATCAACGCCTTTATATCCAATAACATTGCCAGTCTCAGTCAATGGCAAAGTCTTATAAGAAAGAAAAGTGTACAACTGATCAACACTGTTCTTGCTAGGATTGAACATAAGCTTCTCAATAAAATTGAGAATAGGTTGAGCGTCCTTGGCTCCTGAGCGCAAAAACTCAAGCAGCTTATCAATTACAAAACCCTTCAACTCATGGTTACCATAATAGACCTTCTCAGAAACAACCTTGATGCTGCCATGAGAGAAGTTTTCGATCTGCTTCTTAATATCCAGAAAACGAGGAATAGTATCGTATTCTGCATTGATTAGGGCATTCTTAAGTCCAGTATAATTGGGATTGTCGGTATTAACCGTGTATGGCTTACCTTCCCAAATAACCGTGATTGCATTGCTAGTGACAATATATGCTGGCTTGCTCATAATATTTTTTACACCTTTATTCTTCGACTATGCTAACTCAAATTTTGGAAATGTCAACCGATTTCTTGGAATTTACGAGGTCGATGTACGACTTGAAATCTTCATCGTTTTCACCGTTTCCATAACCATGAAGTTTTCCATGCAGTTTAAGCATGGGATAGTCATTGTAGATGGAATCTTCGACAGATTTTAAATAAACTCCCACAACATCTTGCAAATTTTTATTATTGAAAGAGATATGAATCTTCAAAGCGTCCAAAGTCTGCCACCAATTAAATAGAAAATCCGCAAAAACTATTTCATTAAGATTAGTTAGCTTTTGACTGATATCATTTCTTTTAGCGCAAAACTCTTGATAGATATCTACATTTTGCAGTATCTTAGGAAAGTTTGTGATTTTATAATATTCTGAGTTCACGCAAGAAACATATTCAAACATCAAACCTTTTACTTCATCAGACAAATTATTCCATTTGTCCTGAAAATAAATGCGGAAATCAATAAAATCAGTGCGCGACTCAAACTTTTTGCTAGTGGCAATGTTATTAGAAACGCCGAAAATTGACATCTCAAATTTAGTTTGAAAAGACTCAAGAAGTCGATTATTTAAATAACCTTTCTCACGATGATTCAAACATTCATAATATCCAACTGCCTTTCGATCTGAGACGGGCAAGAAAAGCTTAACAATATTATTATCATTCAATACAGTTTGATTAATAAACGTACCAATTTTACCTCCACCAACAGAATAAAAACTATTAGCAGGAAGAGCGACTGATGTAGAGCTTTTCTTGGTAGAAGGAAGTTTGACTGGAGCAAGCTCGCTCAAGTTACAATAACCGGACTTAATAAGATCAAATCGATTAACTTCTTTGAACTTATCAACGCCATTTACAATAGTTGAGCTAGTGATTGCATTGTCGTGCGAAACAACAACTACTTCTTTAGCTTTATTATTAGAGAGTAAACTATAAATACGAGGAACAATCTTCGTATTGTCAGGCATATCATTGAATACGATATAAACATCAGGACTATTAGCAAGCGTATAACACTTGCTGATGCTTACGCGATTGTTGCTGCCAAGGGAATACAATTTAGCATAAACAGGAATCCTTTTGTTTTCTCCATTGGATTCGTAATGACTACGATTAAAAGTATGATTCTGAACTTTATATCCTTGATATACAAAAACATTTTGTTCTTCAAGTTGATCGAAAGCAGATCTCGGAAACGTATCTTTGACTTGTTTATAATAAGCCATGACTTCACGCAAACAATTAAATTGCGCGATCTTATCTTTAATTGAAGCAACGAACTCGTTACAGAAAGACTGATACCGAGACTTCAAATAAGCTTTAGTAGTCTTATTGTACTCAAGCGACTCGCGTGAGTGATGCAGCGAAACAGATCCAATATCAGCAATAAAAACAAGCTTATTAAGAAATTTAGCCCATGCATAATCTTCACCAAGCTTAAAATCAACAAGTTCAGGATTGATAGGATAATAAATACCACCCATCACAATACCTTGCTCACCAACTGAATACTGATTATAAAAATGATTATTAGATTTACGAATCTGCCAGTTAGTACCAGAAGCAGTAATTTCAGGCTTTGCAATTTCAACTTGCAAATTCAAGAAGTGAGGCTGAATCTCAAAATTACTAAAAAATGAAGCGATTTCCTGATTGAACTTGTTGATATCGCCGCTCGAAACACCTACAGAAATGCAGATACCGTTAGCTTCTAACGTGACTTCAGAAAAAATTTCATCGATCTTAGTATCGTTGTCTTCTGAGATATAAACGCTATAAATAGACTTGATACCTCCGTGATAAGAAGTAATGGTAAAACTATCTTTATAAGAAAGCGGAGCAAATCGACCAATACCAAAGCCGCCGATTGAAAGATCAGAACCACGCTTGGTAGACTTGCCAAACTTACTATACAGATTAAAAATCTGATCGCGACTCAAACCAGTTCCGTAATCGCGAACAAAAAAAGTCTGATCAAAAGTAGTTGGCGATTTAATGTCAATAGCTTGGACGGGAAAATCGTTCTCCAAGTTCGCATCGACAGCGTTGGCATAAGTTTCACGAATGGTCGCGAGAATCGTGTTTGAATAATTGTTTCGCAGAAGCGAGGAAATGTACCTCATGTCTTCAGCGTCAATCGTGCAGTTTACAGTGGGAAAATCGTGCGAAGTCGCAACGACCCGATCAGCAACAAGTATCTTCATGCGGGGGTGATTATGGCAGGTTATTCCAAATCGTCAAGGGGTTCTTCAAAAAAATTTTCGAGGTATCCACTACTCAATTCAAGATAAAATATATATGACATTTCATCTTCAAACATTCTTACTTCACTTGATATGCTTTTAGCGCATTTGTAGAATATTTCTGTGCTGTATTTTTCTACAGCTTCGCTTTCGTCTGATAATGCGCGTATTACATCTAACACTAAAACTCGTAAATAGAAATCATTGTTGTTTTGAACTTTGTCGTAAAAGTTTCTATCTACAACGATTGCAAATTTATGAGTCATAAAGATAAGTACCAAAGAGTTGAATTTTTATTTTCTAATGTATAATAATGTATGATTCAATTATTTTCAAAAGAAGATTTTGATAAAGCTAAAACTAAAGATTTATTAACTTTGCAGTGTGAATTTTGTAATAACTCTTTTAAAACGACTAAAAATACAATTCAAATGTCTTTAAAAGGAGATAAATTTCGAAAAGCTAAATTTTGTTCAATAAAATGCTCCAATAGTAATAAAATTACAAAACAAAAAGTGAAATGTAAAAACTGTAATAAAGATTTTTTTAAAATAGTTAGCCAAATAAAAAAGACCGTCAATTCATTCTGCTGCTCTTCTTGCGCCGCTACTTTTAATAATACTCATAAAACTAAAGGATATAGAAGATCTAAGTTTGAAATATATTTAGAACAAATATTGCCATCTGAATATCCTAATTTAGAGTTTCATTTTAATAGAAAAGACGCAATTAATTCTGAGTTAGATATTTATATTCCTACAATCAGTTTAGCTTTTGAACTTAATGGCGTTTTTCATTACGAGCCAATTTATGGAGCAGACAAATTAAAACAAATACAAAATAATGATAATCGCAAATTCCAAGCTTGTTTAGAAAGAAATATTGAATTGTGCATTATTGATGTTTCTGCTATGGAATATTTTAAAATTGATAAATGTCAAAAATATTTGAATATTATAACAGATATTATAGAGAAAAAGAGAGGGATATATCAGAATTGAACTGATCACTCCTACTTGGAAGGAAGGCGTTTTACCAATAAACTAATATCCCAGAAAGCTTTACGGATTAACTATCTTTACAAGATCTACGCAAGGACTCAAGCGCAATAACGCTTTGCCGCCATGTTTTTCATCATGTTGAATAACAAAGCATTGTATAAAAATATTTTGATCAATAAATCTTATATCGATCAATTGTATACTATGCTGTTTATTATCTGAAGTCTTCAATATAGCAAGTGGTGGCGAATTAATATCAATATCTTTATACAAAGAATTAATATCAACTTCTTGTCCAGCGTAACTCTCTAGGAATTTACCACCAGTATTTGAACCTTCTATATTGAGAATGAATTTCATACGTCGATTTCTGAAGTAATCTCGGTCTTAGGATTATTAAGAACTTGTCGAAGAATTTCAACAATTAACATATCTTGTCGAACTTGAGGTTTGAAATCAGCCTCGTTCTTAAAAATTTCCTTTAGATCCTTGATATCTTCATCCCCAATATTAATAGTAACTTGCTTCATGTATAAATAATACATAAAGCTCATAACTTTTCAATTAGGAAAACGCTTGATAAAATGAACGAAAGCTTTGTCTTTGCCTTTGACTTCGATCTCCCAAGTAACATCAAGACCCATGTCAGGAGGAGGAACAGTCAAATTCTTAGCGTGATTACGCTTTGTGTCTTTTTCTGCTTCAGACCAATGGAATACAGGAGGAACATCCCAAGTCTGAAAGAACTTCATGAAATTCCTTTCAAAAGGAATAACACTGCCATTAGGTAGAGTGCTAGGGTTAGCAGTATCATGAAGATTGTCGTAAGTAAGAGGCAGATGGAAATTATAAGCCTGTCTCATGAAATTGTGAAAATATTCATAAAGATTGCTACAATTCCAGAATCCCTTGTCTTCATTCTCAACAACTAGACGATTGCGAACACCCACATCGCATCTGAAAAAGTTACGCATAAACTTAGTTACAAACTTTTCTGGAGATTCGAAGTTGGAAAGATTTGGATGAATGTTGATTGGACATTCGTGAGTTTGCGGCATCTTGAGAACATCAAGGATAAACGCATGAAAATTAAGTTCAGCAATAGATTTTGTGCAAATATCATCTGATTCAGAAGCGAGAACGACGAACTGATCAGGATGAATAGACAAGCTAATATTAAGTTCGCGAGCTACACGACCAATTTCCATCAACTTCTGTTCAAGAACATTCCAGTAAGGAAGAAGTTCTACTTGAATCTTGAGTGTAGGATCGGTAACAAGAGGAAACAGCTTGCACGACAAACGATAATGTTTGATGCCTACTTCTTTGCAATGCTTGATAGTTTCAATGGTAACTGTAAGGTTGTGGGAAATGCGGCGAGAAAGCTCCGCGATAGATTCGTCACGATTCTTTTTAAGGAACTGAGTACGAGTCATGGTCTTGAAAGCTAGTTCAGGATTTTTTTCCCGCAACAGTTCAGAGATACAAACGAGTCCAAGTTTCATGGTGTTTGATCATCGCACCGATTATCATCGAAGTCAAGAGGTGTTTTTTGAATTTCGCAAACGAACTGATTGTAAGCGTAAAAAGGATTGTTTACTTCTTTCAAATTGAAATTTAAATTTAAATGTTTGCAGCTTTTTTTTGCAGCGTTTAGTGCTGGAAAATTTGTTTTGTTTATGCTGGTTTGTAAAATATCTACTTTATCTTTTAATTGTTCAAAAATTTGTTGTCGAAAAAAACGCCCATGTTTTCTATTTTTGTTTTTAGGAGTTATATAATAGAAATGAAACTTAAGGGTTCTATCTTTAATAGAAAATAAAACATAACCAATAATTTCTTTTTCGTTATATAGAAGTTTTATAGTTTTATTGCGAATGCAAATATCAGTATATTTGCGATAAAACTCTTCAATGTCAGGATAAATTTTTTGCAAAGATATCAAAGACTCTTTATAGATTTTTTCGAAATCTAAAGAGTTATGAAACAGTTTGTAATCTTCTACTAAAGGCATAAAAATAGCCCCCATTTCTGGGGGCTTCGCTTACTTACATTGGAACGCCATCGTCATCAGCGTCAATACTTGCTGGTTGAGGCGTTCGCTTGGGAGGAGCAGAAGCCTTGGCCTTTGGTGCGGGAGCAGCATCTCCATTCTCTTGCTCATTCGAAAGATAAATAATAAAGTCTGGAGACTTCTCATTATTCTTTGTCTTGTTAGAGAACATGATTACGCGTTGCTTCACCTTGTTTCCAATCTCGTCGGAAACAATGTATCCAGTACAATAAGAACTCTTTCCATTGGCTGCGGCCTTCTTCCAAAGCGCACCAACTTCACGGTTCTTCCATTCTGATTGCTTATCTGTAGTATTACTCATATTTTTTATTGTGATGTATAACTAAAACGAACGAGGTGAACATTATCAACAACAACAGCATTTAATTTAATTTTCATGTTCGCAATTATTTACGCGAGATCACCTTAGCAGATTTTTCGAGGTTGTCAAGAGGTTTTTCAAAAATTTCCAAGCTCGTCGATCATTTTCACCTCAAGAGTTAACCTATTTTTTAGTGCCATTAATTGTTTCAAATATTTAGTTCTTTCTTTTTCATTTTTTGCATTTGTTACTTTATAAATAATTTTGTCAACTTCTTTATTAAAAAATGCAGCAGAATCTTCTATGATTTGTTTATGATTCAACATAGAGGGAATTTAAAAAATCTTGATCTTTTTTGTTCCAGTACAAGATTTTTTTTATATTCTTATTATCCATTTGAATACAGTTTATTCCATAGAATTTAAAGATTTCTTGGTATTTTAAATCAGGTTGCTGATCTGAACCTTTTAAATATTGCTGAATAAAATATACGCTTTTTATTTTTGAGGCAGCAATTGTTTTGGCGCAGTGAATGCATGGGCTATAAACCATACAAGCGTAGTGAGCTTGTCGTGAAGAATATAAAATAGCGTTAATTTCTGCATGATTAATTAAGCAGGACTTAGTTTCGCGATCTTTAAATATAGATTCTTTAGGTAAAAAACCGGGACCGAATCCATTGAATCCGGTAGAAACGGTTCTCCAATCTTCATCAAATAAGGCAACGCCTACTTGAGTGTGCGGGTCTTCTGATCGGGATCTGGCTGATAAAGCTAGATAACAACCGTATTCAGGTTTAGTTAGTCTCGGTGTGTTCGGGCTGAAACTCATAATACATTAATTCTGCGTCTCCTGCGGTCCATTTGTGAGCTAGACCTTCACAAGAAAATTCTTTTGAGAATGGTTTCCAAGTTTTAGATTCAGGCGGTAATTTACTTGAAATCCAAGCTCCACTATCTCTAAATATTATTCTATTATTTGGTTGAGCGAACATTTGTCCACCTTCTCCCCAAAAAATATGAGCGCATTTATGTCCAGCAGCTATTTCAGAATAACCTAGATTATAATCTTCTCCAAAGCACCAATCAATTGTGAACAAGTATTTTCCAATGTGCATTTTTTTATCTTTTAAATAAATATATGCGCTTCCGTTTTTTAAATAATCAAATTTTTGAATTGTAAAATAGTAACTAAAACTGTCCCATAGTTGAAGCCAATCTAATGTATATTTGGTGCTGGGTTGTTCACTATTGGAGAGATAATGAATAGGCACTCTAGCAAATTGTGCGCCGTATTCACTCATCACATTAAACATCAAACATCTTTTAGGAATAGATACTATTGAAAATATTTCTACAGGAATAAATTTTCCAGATGTTCTGGGTAATTGATCATGAAGAAAAGAAGTATCTAAATAACCTATTTGAACTGGTATATTTGTAGATAAATAGCTCACTATTCGCCTTTTAGAAAAGTCTCTTTCAATTCCGTAACGGCTTTTAACATACTATCAAGAGTAGCAATTCTATTAGCATAAAGATTTTCTGTTTTTATTTGCTCTTCTTTTATAAGCTTTTCTAGCTCTTTAATTCTCTTGAGCGTTTTAGTAGGTTTAGTTCTTTCGAATTCTGAAACATTCATAGTTTTTTATAAATAAAATATTTCTGCCATTCCTGTCTATTATTTATAGGTCTATTAGGAAGAATAGGAATCGGCATTGGAACAGATTTAATATCGCGATTTTTGATATCAAAGAATGGATACATATCTTTTTTCATTTGATTACACCGCGCACAAGTTAAGGTGATGTTTTCAATTTCTTTCGTTCCTCCTTTAGAGCGAGGGAAGATATGTTCTACTGTCATGTCTTTCTTGTCAAACTTTTCGTGACAAATTTGGCAAGTATTATCGAAGATCATACATAGTTTCTGCAAGCTTAGAGTACGAGGCAGTCTTTTTCTCTTAGAATAAAAAGATGCTTTAATAACGGCAGTGGTTGGTAAAAACCAAATTCTATCTTTAGAAGTCAGAAAAGGTTGATCTTCATGAAAATTAATTCCCTGATTAGAGAACCATTGAAGATTGTTGTCTATAAGATTCTCGCTTGCATCAAAACACTTAATATTGTTCTTTATTAAATGCAAGAATGTCGCTCTGCCTGTTAAAAAAGTATAAGGCATGAACGACGAATCTAAAAGTAAAGTGGTTATTTGATTAGAATAACTCGACATTGTTTGAAGATAACAGAAAAACTTTAGATGTCAACACAAAAAAACCGCCAACTTTCGTTGGCGGTATATTTGACTAAATATCGTTCACTATTAGAAGTTCCAGCGAACACCTGCGACTGCAACTACATCGCCGCTGAACTCTTGACTTGCAAACTTGTACTTGGAAGCTTGAAAATTATTGTCGTAATATCCTACCTCGGCATAAGGTTGAAGATGGTTGAAGAAGGTACGAGAAACACCAATCTTAGCAGCTACTACGTTATAATCAGTAAACTTACCGTATTCAACAACAGGATTAACAGTGAACCAGCCAAACACATCAGTTGGGCGTTCAACGCCAACGATATAACCTGATTGACCTAGGTTGAAATCATGTGAACCACGAATATAAGGAGTTAGATATGGATTTACCAATGCAACCTTTGGAGCGATTTCGGTAGAATTGCGACCTCCAACAATTGAACTCTGGTGACGAAGTGCTTGCAAATCACCACGAAGCGAGAACTTCTCGGTAATCTTTAGAGCCTTGCCAAGACCTACCTTCCAGTGAGATTCATCAATACTATTAGAATCAGGAAGAATAACTCCACCGACATAAGTGTCTACGCCGAAATAAGCCTTTCCAATATCGAAACCAGCAAATGCTGATCCGCTAGTCTTGGCTAGACCGTTTACGATGTAGTGGTTGTTGTAACCAGCGTTAATGCTGGCACTGATTGAAGACTCAGTATCCGCAGCAAAAACTGCGACTGAGGCTAGAATTGACACGATGAATAACTTAAATGACTTAATCATAGGTACATAATCTTATACACATTCTGCAAGAAGTCAAGAAATTTTCTTTGGTCAACCATTCTTTACTTTATTCATTAAATAATTGGCTGCGAATGTAACGGCTGCGACTATTCCCGCTAAATAATATTTAAAATATTCTAAACCAGCTACTCGCGTTTCTAAGTCTTTGTGACTTTTTTTAATGTCACCAATGTTTTCTGCAATAGTGTCTAGTTTTTGTTCCATCCTTGATAGAACAGCATCATAGCTATTATTATTATACTGATCTGACATATCGTTTTTTACACTTTAAATATGAATTTGGGAGCAGTGTTTTTTAACTTTAAATAGCGTGATTTAAATTGTATTCTTTAACTAATTTATCGATGTTTTTTTCTATACTTAAGATGTAATTATTTGAAGCGTGTTCGTATAATCCGTAAAACTTATTATCTAATAATGGTTTAACTAATTTATACCAAAAACCGGGGGTCTTTTTTACCAAATCTTCTAATCCGTTATACATAAATAAATTATGATATCTCTGAAACTCATCGAATTCTTCATATAGTTTATCAAGTTTCTGTACATATTGTTCATCGCTCATTTGACTAAGCCAATCACCCAAAGCCACGCAAGCTCCTATATGATCTATTTGTGAATTTTCTGTCTTTTTGAAGTAATCTGTTACCATTATTAATTCGCAAATTCTTGTTTTTTCTTCTTTAGTTAAAATATTGTCGAAATTATTTCTTATAAAATTACAGCCTCTTTCTACATGAGTATTAATATATTGCGCTCCAGTTCCGTTCTTGTCTTCTTTTGATTTTAAAAAACCTATATCGTGGTACATTACGGCAACAACACCGCAAAAAAAATCTTGTTCATTTAATTTAATTATATTTTTCTCAACAATGTTTGTATATATATCAAGAAATACAGATGCGCTTGTTAAAAAATGATTTAGATCATGATATTTGGTTTCAAGTTTATGGTATTTATTATCTCCGTAATTGCAGATTTCGATTAGATAGTTATAAAGAACTAATAATCTTATATCTTGTTTGTTAAATAGTTTTAATGATGCTTGTTTGATGCTTTTTGGAGTTGCGAGTTTCATAATACATTATCGATTAATTGAACTGGTTGATATATTTTTACATACAACTCTTTACCTTTAACTTTGACATAATCAATATAATTATATTGTATTAAATCGTTTGTTTTGTTGTATACGACTTCACTGACCAAAATTTTAGTATTATATTGTTTATTTGATCCTTCTAATCTTGAGGCTAAATTTACACTATCACCCGTAATAGTATAATTAATACGATTAGTTGATCCAATATTACCTACAATTACTTCACCAGAGTTAATACCGATTCTGGTTTTAAATATGAATTTTTTACCTTCTAGTTTCCATTTTTCATTTAACTGATTGATTTCGTTGACAATTTTCATTGCAGTTTTGACAGCAACAAATTCATGATTTTCAACCTTGCTTGGAGCGTTCCAAAATGCCATTACAGCATCACCAATAAATTTATCAACAGTTGCGCCGCTTTCCTCTAAAGATCTAACATAAATATCAAAATACTCATTCAATGCAGTAACAACTTCTTGAGTTTCATTATTTTCTGATATGGTTGTGAATCCTTCGATGTCGCTAAATAATATTGTTACATATTCTTTTTCTCCTCCAATTTTTGCATCTTTGCCTTGACTTATTAATTGTTTAACAACTTTGTCGGGGACGTATTTTGAAAACGATCTTAATCCAGTTTTAACTTTATCTGTAGCATCGATCATGTCGTTAACTTCACTAATGCTGCTTTTAAAATTAATATGCTCATCAACATCCAAATCTTTTAATTTAAGAATTTCATCTCTTAGTTTATTAAGAGGTCTTCTAATCATATTTGTTATAGAAAATATAATTGGAAATATAATTACAAGTAATAATAAAAAAGCAAAAGTGAATTTCTTTTTGTAATTAGATATATATTTTTCGACATCAATAGATTTGATATCGCTACAAACAACATATATTATTTTACCATTTTTGAATATTGGTTTGTATGCAGATAAAAATGTACCCCATTTATCTGTATAATATTCTTTTTCAAATGTTATGCCTTCGATTGGGTTATTAAATAATTCTTTTAATCCATCTCCAGCGTCATCATATATTTCGCCTAATTTAGCTTGTTCAGATATATTATCGCCACAATCTATTATATAAGTAATATTTGTGCCTGTCTGTCTAACAACATAAACAAATTTAATATCCTCGACTTCTTTTTTTATTTCTTTAATGGCTTTTCTGTAATTAACAAATATAGCATTTTTTTCTTGTTCATATTTAGTTAATTTTTCAATTTCATTTGAATCAAGAATACTACTACAAATATTAACAGACGTATTCAAGCTTCTTTTTAAACTGTTTTTTGCGATATCTTCAATTGCAAATATCAATAAAAAGAAATATACCATGCTTACTAGTATTAAAATAAAGATTGTACTAGTAGATAAAGCAAATCTTAAATTAAACTTAATACGTTTCATAAAGATATTTTGATTCCAGATGAATAAGTATAAACAATTGAATTGTCGGGTGAGCTAAATGGTTTATCTACTTCACCACCAAGGTATAGCGTAAAATTTTTATTTATGTTGTAATCGAAAATAAATACCATTCCATAATAACCATATCTTATATCATAATCCGCAGTTCCAATTACAGGTTTTATATTTAATTGTAGTTTTTCAGTAATATCTTTGCTGTAGTCAAAACTAATGGTTGCTCTTGGAGTGTTATTATAAGTTATAACACTAAAATAAATTGTTGGCGATAGTATCCAATCATAAGTAAATGATAAGTATGGTTCAAAATAATGATCGCCAGCACTATAATAGTAATAGTACCAACTACCAGTATTTAAATTTAACTTCTCTGATAATTCATACTCACTGCCGAATCCAAAATCGCTTTCTTTATATTGATCTAAGCCTTGATATTGTACAAAATCAAGATGGGGAGTAAAATCCCCTAATTGATGGCTGATACTATTTTCAGATATAAAAGTGTTGACTGAATATACTTGAGCATCGAATAAATAGTTTTTAGAATAATAATTTGCCGATTTAAATTCTGCCGCAAATAAATTTGTAAATAATAATAGAGAAAAAAGTATTCTCCTCATCTTTAATCATTTTTCTTGAATCTGCTAAGATCCAAGTTGGGTAAAGGTTTTTCAATGTTAAGACCAGATAATCTCTCGTTTTGAACTACGAGTTTGCTGCCACCAAGAACTTTGCCATCTACAACATCATAAATAAAAAATACAGTCTTGGTTAAACCTACTCTTACAATTCTTCCCGGTTTTCCATCAACATATACTACATCGTCTTCTTTATAATCGTTTCCAACAAACATAAATAAAGCAGCAGCAAACTTTTCAATGCTAGATTTGAACATCAACGCTATAAGTCCGACAATGAAAAACCAAACATACTTTCCAGTAAGATCTTGGCCTGTAGATTCTAATACTTGTTGAGATATGATATGTACGTTGTTTGTGTCCATAATTATTTGATCCATTTTTGTTCTTTAAGAATATCGTCGATTAAATCTTTTTCATGGCTATCCATTTCTTTATCAAAACGTTTTAAAATCTCATTTAATGGATAAATTTTATCAGGAGACTCTTTTTGTTTTTCTTTAAGCTCTTGAATAACATCTACGATTTTTACGAGAGGAGATTTGAATTCTTCTACTTTATCTTTTGTTGCAAAATTATTCATCTCAAATGCTTTTGGGGTCAAAGCTTTAACTATGGAAATTACTGCTGATCCTAGCATATTAAATATAGAAAACGCGGCGGCAGCGGCAGGATGAACTGTAGCGAGAAGACGAAGAAGAACAAAAACGACTACAAATACAACTATTGCGGTCAATGCGCTAACAACAAACTTCTTTAATCCCCACATTACAGCATTTAGACCAAACATTCCGCTCATTGAATCTAATACTGCTTTATTTTGATCAGCTTCTTTAGCTACTTCTTTAGCTTTATCGGTTAATTGCCAAAGTTGATCATCGTATTTTTGATTTAACTCTGACTTTTCTTTTTGAAGTTTATTAATTATATCATCGCGTTGAGCAAGCAGTTCTTCTCCTTTTCTGCGTTCTTCAACTAAAGCTGAATTTAAAAGATCTACAGTAGCTTTGATTCTTTTTATTTCATCAATGTGTGGAGAACCGACAATAGAAATGACTCTTTCATTTAATTTTCTCGCCGTGTCAACTTGAACAGGCGCATTTGTTATTTGATTAAGAGAATGTTCAATGCCGACAGAAAGACCAGAGGTTTGTATCCTCTTGCTTTTGTCGTTTTTTTCCATTTCGACTAACGTGCTGTCTACTTTCTTTTCTTGTTTTTCTATTATTTTTTGATTATCATCAATTTGTTTCGCTGGTCTTATAGTAGAGAAACATCCAGTAAATAAAAAAACCAATATTATTAATATTGGTAGTTTGGTTGTCATATCTGTTATTACACAGATAATGGTAAAAAGAAATAATAAAAATTATCTGCTTATTTCTTCCCAGTCCATTGAGGCGAAAACATTTTCATTAATACTTCCAGCAGCAATTACAAGTGAGAGTTCATAAGGAGTCGAGGTCGAACTGTTTCTTTCTAATTGAAACTTAAAGAGAGCCTCTCTGAGAATATCAATTGATGGGGAACCTTGAGTTGTTGAATTTAAATATCCGCTTGCAAGTATTCTGCCTCCGCTAAAAGAAGTTCCAGTGATATTGTAATCGACAGAACTATCAGTTCCAGCACTTGTCCAAGTTCCTCCTGTAGTTGTTCCAGTGGCTCTTATTTGCCAATTATAATTAACACCATTTCCTATTCCCATTATAGAAAGCGCAGTCATTACTACAATTGCGTCTAAATTGGCACTTTTTAATCTTAAAGAAATAATTGGATAATAAGTTCCAGCAGTAGCTAAAGCTCTTGGTGTAGTAATTGGTATGCTTATTGCTTGTTGTGATCCACGAAGTTCATATCCTCCTTCAGAAATAACAGTAGAACAAATTTGTTTCATTGTGCTGCTACCAGAAGTGCCAGCGGTATTTTTAATTTCATAACGTAATGGCAAAGATGCTGTGGTCATATATGTTGATGTGATTTCATTAGCATGATAAAATACATGACATAAAATAAATGCGCCATTTATAACAAATCCGACTCTAACACAACCAACTCCTAACCATTCGATATCCATGTACAAAATCTGAGCTTTAGAAATATCTATAGTCAAACCAGAAGGACCAGTTCCATCTAAAGTATCATTATTCCAAGATGATTGAGCTATCCTAGTATCAACTAAAACACCGCTTACTGAGCTTCTTTTAACAATATATAAAATTGAATTAGCAACTTCAAAGTATATTCCATTACTAGCGCCATAATATCCTACTCTTTGACGAAGACCAGTCTTTGGCTGTTGCATCACAAAAGTATTCATTATCAATAAAGATTTTCCCGGTTGATAAGAAAAAACTTTTGTTGTTTCTCTAACGACTTCAGAATCTACACTATTGTCTACTGTTAAATATACTAAACCTTGATCAGCATTGAAAGTCGCTGATGCAGTTCCCGTTGTCGCTGTACTCCAAAGACCGTTATCTTTAAATCTATGAGAACTGTCAAATAATGTAAAAGGATTTGAAACTCTTTGGCGACCGAAAGCATCTTTTGATGAATTAGTAATAGAATCTCCGCCAAAAAAATCAGTGTCTTTCAATGGTCTATAATACTCTTTTTCAGTATCATAAATCAAATTAGTATTTATATTCTGAGGAAATTGAGCGGCGAAGAGTTGGGCCATAAAATTATTTACACTATTTTCTTCTGTATACAGTAGTCTCTTTAAGTATTTTATATTTTAATAAACTACTTAAACTACCAATTTTTACATATTGGTCATCGTATAATAATAAATAGTCGTCTTTTTTAAACAAGTCGCCAGTTTTAACTAGCGAATATTTTTTTATTTCTTTCTCGGTGAGGGTCGTTACATTGATTGCTCTATGTATATTTGAAGAATTATCGCTCACTATTGGAGCCTTTCTTATTCTTTTTGTTTTTCTTTCGACCCCAATCAATTAAATCGTGATTATGTTTATATTGTTTGCTAAAACAATTTCTTGGTTTATCGCCTTTACCAGCACTCATATTGTTCTTTTAGTTGTATATTTGGCTTTAGATCGTTCATTATTGCAAGTCTTTCAGACTCGTTATAAACAGTCCAATCTCTGATTTGTTGCCAAGTTCGACCGCAGCCTACACAATGATCATTTATCAGCTTGCATTTTCTAGTGCAGGGCGTTGATATTTTAACAGCAGTGACCTCGTTTGTTGTCATTCAGAGGTTTATACACTGATTTTCGTTGCCTATATTTATATAATTCAGAATAAGCTTCTTGAACGTGCTTGTCTAAATCTTTTACTAAATAAGGAATAGATTTGTTAGTATCGACTGTTTTAATCGATTCGATCAGTTTAGATATAATAGATTCTACTTCTTGCATTATAAAATGGTTGTCCGAACAGGATTTGAACCTATACAAAGAGAGTCAAAGTCTCTTGTGCTACCGTTACACCATCGGACAACTTAAATTGGCGGTGAGAGAAGGATTTGAACCTTCGGTACTCTTTTGGAGTACGGAGCTTTAGCAAAGCTCTGCATTAGACCACTCTGCCACCTCACCTTAGTTTTTCTGTTTCAAAACATCCGTAACCAGCTTGATTTTCGAATGTCAATAATCCGCATCTTTTACTTCTTTTGTTTGTGCAGACTCCGAAGTCAACGTCTGCATCTCTATATTTCTGATTGTATAGAGGAATAAAATGCTTACAGCCACAACTACAATCGCTATAATTGTAATCTGGATCGCTATGGCGACGTATTTTTCCTCCATAATCAGAATAATCTGTATCAAGAATCTTGCATAGATCTAATAATTTAAGATCTCGCTTCACTTCTTTTTTGACTTTTTAGAAGATTGATCTGAAGTTCTAAGACCGAAATTCAAATCTATCCACGCAGTTTCTATCAACGCTTTGTCTTTCGTGAGCTTCATCTTTTCGCGCATATATTTCATAGTCCAGTTCTTCCACTTTTCGTTGTCTTCTGGAGTGTAAGAATATTTAGTCAACCAATTTGGAGTTTGGTTATCACGGATATCTTCATACTTAAGATCTAAATTAGCTATCTTAAATTGCTTATCTATGATTTTTTTAATATGCTTGTCGTTCATACTCCTGTCGAGCCAAAGCCGCCAGCTTGTCTCAATGTATTATCTAAATTTTCTACATTATTTAAAGTGGCGATATAACAAGCTTCAAAAATAATCTGAGCGATTCGATCACCCTTCTTAACAGTGAAATCAATATTCTTGTCTGTATTGTAAAGAATAACTCCGATATCACCGCGATAATCAGAATCAATTACTCCAGCCAAAACATCGATACCGTTCTTATAAGCTAGACCAGAACGAGGAGCAATTCTTCCGTAATAACCGGGAGTAATCTCCATTGAAATATTGGTCTTAATTAGCTTGCGAGTTCCACAAACTACAACCGCATCTTCCGCTGCATACAAATCATATCCAGCGGCAAACTTTGTTCCTTGAGTAGGAATAGTTGCATTTTCCGAAAGCTTCTTTACGTTAATTTGTAAAATTTCTCTATACATAATCATCACTTATCTTTTAGAATTGACATTAAAATTCTAGCTTCTTTTGCTGGAATATCATTATAAGAAGTCCATACTTTAGCTTCAGCGTTCTTGTAAACACCCATCTTCCAAGCATTACGAAGATAATCTTGAAATTCCTCAAAAGAATTAATACCAGAATTCTTGGCAGTTTTTTCTAGCATTCCTTGTGAAGAAGGAAGCGCGACTTCGTTATCATCTTCAAATACCGAAGGAGTGCCTTTTTTAGAAGCATCGATTTCATCGCTGCCTACAATGTGTACGCCAAGAAAGTTTCTTACAGCCCTAACGAATGCGCGATTAGCTGCAATCGTCTCCAAAAACTTGACAGCAAAGTCCGAAGTATTATTGACTGTAGCATTTGCGATATCTTCGTAATAACTTTCATATTCTGATTCGTAGTTTGGAATCCAAGTTATGCCGCACTTAATACTGACATAAGATGGTTCGCACTTAATAACATCATACTTTACGCTTGTGTATCCTCGGAGCTTGGCAAGCTCTTTAATACCAGCAAGCTTGATAAGAAGCTGGTTATCAGCAAGACCTTCAATGGAAGTGGGCATTTGCTGCTTACGAGACTCAAACCATCCTCTATTCGGGAACAGATGCTCTGCCTTAACCATTGCTCGCCAATTGATTGAGCCGTCTTCATTTGTTTTGTAATCTACGTTTTCAATTAAACCCCAAGCGTTACGCGACTGAGGTGCTAGATGTGGATTCTTCTCGCTCATTGTAAATTTTAAAGAATTCGATTTCTTGTTCAAATTCTTTTGAGAGAATAACGTTTTCTTCGCAATTGTCAAGATGTTTGTTCGAAAGATAGTTAGCTTTGCAAGAGAACTGTCTGCCTTTTGAAATTAAAATTTTAGAGCTAATGAACTTAGATTTTTCTGAAATGTTTTTTAACTTTTCTAAAACGCCATCATTATCGAAGTCTTTCTGAACTTCCCAATCTAAAAATTTATATCTATATTCTTCCAACTTAGTTTTGTCATCGCAAAAAATTTTTAATTTTAATCCTATAGCTTTGCAGTGTTTTAAGAATCTTTCGGAAATATTTGGCGACAACATTACCGTCATCAGTATAATATTATTTCTATATGGGGCAATCATATTAACATTTATATCTTTATCGGTTATAATGTTAATTTTTCTGTTAGTCATCCAGTAATTAAAAACAGATGAGTTCAAATTTTTTACATAATCAAGCCTTAGATTAACAGATCGGTCTTTCATGAAATCTTCTGAAGAAATGAAATCGGGTACGATTTCTACAATCTTCTGATGAAAACTTCTGCCTAAATTCACCAATTCAAAACGATGTAAATCATTTTGTATACCAAGGCTATCTAATATGTTTTTAGCGATAACGTAAGGACTAATAAAATTTATAGTCTTGGGAGATTCTTTTAAATGCCCATAAGAAGGAAGATTGCCATCTCTGTTTGATTCAAGAATTATTTGAGACTCTTTGTTCCAAACTGGACTGGTATTTTTTGGATTAAATAAAGAATATAATCCAATCGACTTGACATTAAAAACAGAAGCTATATGCAAAGAATAATTTTCATTAGAAATTAACAATTTAGCTTTAGAAATAAGATAATTTTCTTGTTTTTTGTTAATGGTAATAAAACATTTATTACATTGTAATTTTGTATTTTTTTCTGTAGCGAATTGAAATATGTCGATACCAGCTTCATTCAAATATCCTTTTATGAGATCTAACACATCAGAGAAATAATCGTATTCTCCAATGATATTCTTACATCTAGTATCAATTATTATATAATTATCATTCTTGATTGGAAGAAAATATCTGTCAAGGTATGGTTGTGAGATTTTAACTCCACAATCTAACGCCATTTTTTCAGTTAGATTCATAAATATTATATTGTAGAATGTCTTGTGCGTTTCTGAAATAATTATTATTTATAGAAAGATAAGGCGCGTAAACAATGTCAAAATACTTAGTGCTTCCACCTTTGCCTTCAAAAAATAATGGATCGTCCATCTTATTAAAATAATTAAGAACTTTCGTTATGTCTGGATGAGAATTTAATAAATCAAAATATTCAGATTTCGTAAAAAAATAAATATCGTGTTCTGGATAAAGATTCTTGATTGATCTGATCAGAGATGTGGCTATAATTATTTCTTCCGCACCTTCTGGTTGTACGAAAGCTATTTTTTTCTTATTTTTATTTTCCTTCAACGACTCCAACATTTCAAAAAGGAATGTATTTTGATTTTCATTTAGAGCTATCTTTCTAAAATAAGCTAAAACATCATTTCTCTTTAGATCTGTATTTAACCTTTGAATCCAATGAATAACTCCAGCGGGATCTTTTCGCATTAAAATATTATCATATAACGATTCAACCCATTGTTTATCATTTAAATTTTCATTAACGTCGTAAAATGGATTGCATTTAATTTTTTTATTTTCAAAAGTATAGTTAATTGAAGGTAAGCTATCAAAAAGTTCTTCAAAATATTTGCCGACTACTTCGATACTGTAATTATCAATAACAAATTGACGAGCTTTTTTTCCTAATGCATTTTTCTCTTCGTTAGATAGATTAAAAACATATTGCAATTGAGAAAAAATGCTAGTAGGTAAAGTAGAAGCTTTAATGAATTGAGTTCCAGGTTCTCTATATTCTGCCCATTCAAGTGGAAAGCCGCCGCTTTCTGTAGTGCAGCAATCTTCTCCACAACTATAATTAGTGACAAGAGTTATAAGTTCAGTCAATTTAGCTTCTTGAATTGGAATTTCTTGTCCACCAGAAGTGAATGGATGACAATAAACATCCATGAGATTGTAAATCTCATTTAATTGCTGTTCGTTTACTCCGGTTTTTACGTTGGTGGTTTCGCAGCTATTTTTAGCTCCACAATAGTCACAATTAACAACATGAGCGGTAAATGATTTTACATGATGTGCGTTACAATTTTTACAAACATAAGTTGTTAATATGTTTTTTGGATCAATTTCTTTTTCCTTCAATAACTTAAGAATATCCCAACCTTCATTCCATGAAGTGTGTAGAAGAAGTTTGGCATTAGCGTTTGGATTAGCAGTGTAAAACAGCTTGAATCCATCAAGTAAATTTGGTACAGATTTTCTTAATTGATTTCTAAAAACAAAACCAATAATAAATTCCTTATTTAGTTTGAAACGAGCGCGAATTCTCTTTCTATCTTCATCTGTGAGTCGATAAAAAGAATTTATATCTAATGTGCCATGTACAGTTTTTACATGAGTATGCCCAAGCTTATGCATGGCTTTTTCAGCAAATGATGCCCAAACTAAATAATGATTAACTTTCGGCGCAATAGAAACTGCGTCAGGAAGTATTGGAAGACTATCAAGAGTGGTGTGAATGATACAGTGAACTTTATTCCACCATTCTTTGTCTTGAAAACCGTTGAAAGCCCAAACGTCTTCTATTCCTAAATAAATATCGGGTTTTAATTCTTTTATCGCATGATCAATCATTTCTGCGCCATAACCTGCCGCATTTTTTCTTCTTTCATCAATAGAAATCTCTTTTAGAATCTCGGGATCTTCTGGTAATGTACCATAAGACTTCCAAGGAACATATTGAACTTGTTCTGATTCCCAAGAAAATCCATTGCTTAATTCTATAAGATCGTATTTTCCAGTCTTATATAAGTAAGACAATAAGTTCTTTTTATGTTTACCGAAACCAGTAAACATCTTGCAAAAATTACTATGAATTAAAACCCGTTTTTTAGACATTAGAAGTCCATTTCTTCTGCATCAGCAGCAACTGGTTCTGCCTTCTTAGGCTTTGGAGCAGCCTCTTGAGGAGCGGCTTCTCGCTTTGGTGCTGCACCTTGCTCTGTCTTTGGTGGTAGCTTTCGTGAATCATCAAGTAGAGAATAATACTTATTGATGAAAGCGATCAATCGAACAGCTTCTCCCGGCTCTAGTGGAACCTTAAAAGTATCTGCGCCATTTCGAATGAAGGAAAGTCCAAAAGCAGTATACTTTACAGCGTAATCTCCTGTACCCTTTGTCTTCTCGTATGGAGCGAGCTTAATTTGAGTCTTGTTTGACTCGCTAGAATGAAACGCGGAATAAGAAGTCTTTTGTTGAAAAGCGTTAATCATTTCACCAAGTTCAAACTCGTTAAACTTGATAGCGATAGTCTTTGATGGATTATTGCGACTTTCTGCAAATGAGCCTGTCTTGGTTTGATCGTTCCAAGAATGTTGAGCAATACAGTTTACATAAAACTGCGGCTCACTGCTTGGCTTTTGTGAGATTTGAAAACTGATGGCACAACCCTGATTCTTTGGGTTTGGCTTATAGATCTGAAGATTCATATATCGCAGGATATTATGAGTATCCTGCGATATTTCTAATAAAATCAATCGAAATAATAGAACAAACTTCTAGCACTTCCACTTACAACTGGACTAGAAATTTTAATAGGAAAAGCAGGATTCAAAGATTGATTTGCTCCTACAGTTACTGTTCCAAAATCTCCACTAAATGAAGCTAAAGCGGCAACGATATAAACATCTCTATCGCTAGTTGGTGTAATTGTTGTGCCAGTATTAAAATAACAAAATTGTATGTCTTGATTATTAGCCATATATTTTATTACACTTGTTGACTAGCTTTTAGAAGCGCATCTAGTTTTCCAGTAGGAGTTGTTATTCCTCCAATTGCTGTAAAAATAGAAAGACCTTGCTTAACTCCCTTGTAAATACCTTGATGAACGGTACTGTTAGTCTTCAAAGTTCTATTAAGTTGATTAAAAGCATTGTCTAAATATTCTTGAGGAATATCATCTAAAGTTTTTTCATCACCAATAGCTACAGCGGCAGCAGTAGATCCAGTGGCAAGATCAAGTTCACCACAAAGAACATTTCGCTTTAAGTTTTCGCGTACAGCTTTTGAAATCTCACCTTCATTGCTGAAATTAGTAATATTTGTAGCACCGAAAACCATGATTCCAGAATCTAATACGGTTCTAAAATCATTTGTATCGAATGTGCTATATTGACTATTCTTGGTTATAATATTATTAAACAAGTGGAATAGTGAACAAATATTAGCATTAGCTACTTGCCAGAACTTATTAATTGAAAGCTTTGGATATAGAGTGTTAATGCGTTCATTATCAAGAATAATAAGAGGCGAAACAATCTTCTGCTCAACTAATTCACAAGCCTCTTTCAAGGTATCATAAGCATTTTGACTTACCTTTTTACCTTCTGAAAGTTTTGGTAGAGCTAGAATCAATCCAACATAAGGAGATCCAGACTTAACTGTATTTTGATATTCCTTGACTGTCTTGACTAGTTCAGTACAAACACCTGCACCTGTTCCACCGCCAGCACCAACAGTTACAAAAATTCGATCAATGTCGGTTCCAACAGAAGACTTAATAAAGTCAACCACATCTTCCTTGCTATTCAAGAAAGCTTGCTTGGCTACGTCTCTATTCTTACCAGCACCTTGCTGTTCGCCAAACTTAAGCTTGTTGGGAACATTGATTGTAGCTAGATCTTGATCGGCGGTGTTAATAACACCTACTCTAGCATAACCAATTTGCGCGAAAGTCTCCGCTAACTTACCGCCACCTTGACCAGCACCAATAAAGCCAAACTTAAAACCTACTGGATCTTTATCCTTTGGTTCTGGCTTTTCTGATTGAGGAGGTTCAGGGATATCAGGCATCGTAAAATCAAATGTATCATTTGATGCAGATGCTGCGTTTGTTCCGTAAATCTGATTATAATCACTCATATATTATAGAATATTTAAACTATCACCTTTGCGAACGTCATCCCAACTTGCTTCACCTTTTGCCTTATGGCGAATCTTGTATTGAGAATAACAAACGGCGGCACGTTGCTTTTGATCCTTGAAATCTTTATTCATCATATCGTCACCCATGCAGCGACTAACGAATTCTTGTTCAGTTTCTTTCTTAGTAGGTTTTGGTAGTGGCATATAAATTAGATTACACAAATATTGTTATCCTTAACAAGAATTTCTAAATTTAGTTTCTTATCTGAATCTAACATCTTTTCTGCTACTTGTGTTTGTAGTTCACGCTGAATAGTCTTAATAACTTGTCTTGCACCAAAGTTATTGAATTGTATCTTATTGAATATAAAGTTAGTTACTTCCGAAGAATACTTAATATTTACATTCCTGTCAAAAAGATCTGTTTTAAATGCTTGTAGTTCCTTGTCAATAATTAGTTTGATCTGTTCTTGTTCAAGACTATCGAAGATAACTATCTCGTCAATACGATTTAATAAATCAGGAGGAAAATGCTTCTTGATTGAAGATAAAACATCTGACTTACCAGCTTTTTGCTTTCCAAATCCTATAGCAGAATGATTGACAACTTCCGCACCAACATTTGTTGTCATAACAATCATAGTATTAGAAAAGTCAACAACTTTACCCGAAGAATCACTTATCTTTCCTTCTTCAAGAATCTGTAACAAAGAATACAAAACGTCTTCATCAGCTTTTTGAATTTCATCGAATAGAATTAAAGAATATGGGTTTTTTCTTACTTTCTCAGTTAATACTCCACCTTTATCAAATCCGATATAACCGGGACTAGAACCTACCAGTTTATTAACAGCAGTTTTGTCTGTGTATTCAGACATATCTATTGTTATAAAATTGTTTTTATTTACAAATAAAGTTTCGGCAATTATCTTTGCAGTCATTGTCTTGCCAACTCCTGTTGGCCCAGCATAAAGCATTGAGCATATTGGTTTATTTGTATTACGAAAACCTGCTTTCGCTCTAATTAAAGATTTATAAATATGTTCGATCTGATTGTCTTGACCAAAGACTTGTTCTTTTAATTTAGTTTTTAGAATCTTAACTTTTTCAAAGTCTTGAAGCTTAAGATCATCAATTGGAATATTTGTTTTATCGGAAATAACTTCTAAAATATCAGAATTAGTAACTTGATATTTATTGTTTCGCCAATTGTTAATCATCTTCTTTGTGGATTCTTCGTATTCACCAAGGAGTTCTTCTAAAGAAGCGATCTTTTTCTTTTCTATAGTCTGCTTATTAGAATCGACAAATTTGCTTAACTTCTTTTCAATCTTGATCATTTCAGGAGACTTTACAAAATTCTTAAGTTTAACTTTAGCTCCTACCTGATCAATAATATCTAAAGCTTTATCAGGAAATCTTCCTTCGATATATTTCTCAGCACTATTAATGGTAAAGCGAAGAACATCATCAGAAAAATCAATGATATGAAAATTTTCATATCCACTTTTGATATTCTTGATAAGATTAAAAGTTTGTTCTTTTGTAGGTTCTTCAATCTTAATCATCTGAAAACGCCGAGACAAAGCTGGATCATCAGAGATGGTCTTTTTATATTCATCAAAAGTTGTTGCTCCAATACAGCTTATTTCACCTCTGGCTAGATATGGCTTTAATATATTGGCGACATCGTTTCCATTTTCTGGATTGCCAGCACCAATAATAGTATGAATCTCATCTATAAAAAGAACAATATATGGATCATCTGTTATTTCCTTTAATAGATTCTTAATCTTCTCTTCAAACTCGCCACGAAATTTGCATCCAGCAATCATCATGGGAATATCCAAACTGTAAATCTGCTTCAAACTAAGTAGATCTGAAGCTTCACCTTTGACGATTGCTTGTGCCAAGGACTCTACTAATGCTGTTTTACCAACACCAGCTTCGCCAACAATAAGTGGATTGTTCTTATTTTTGCGACAAAGAACTTCTGAAATTTTTTGAATCAGGTCTTTGTTTAAATGTAGATTATTGATTTTGCCATTAGCAACTTGCATATTCAAGTTGTTGGCATAAGTATTTAATATCTTATACTTTTTAATATCAAAAGTTTGTTTGGCTTGATTAGTGACATTAATTTCTTCTTCAGCTACGGGAAGCATATCGTCTTCCTCTAGTTTTTGTTCTATATAATCAACTACTTTTACAAAACTATAGTCGAAATCAATTAAGAACATTTCAAAAGTTTGATCTGGAATTTCAAACAAACTAATAAAAACATGTTCTAAACCTATGTACTTATGATCAAATTTTGAAGAAATAGATTTCGCGCACTTAAATACATTTGTAATTTCTTGAGAAAGTAGAGGCTTTGTTGTAGCTTTCTTTTGCGACTGAACATTTTGTTTCAAAAAAGATAAAGCGCTATTCTTAATCTTTAAAGAATCTATTCCGAAATTACCAAAAGCTTCTTCTATCTGACTTTGCTTTAGATTAAGAAAGCTTATAAATAAATGAAGATGCGTGATCTCAGTGTGTTTGAGATCGACAGCTATTTTATAAGCTTCTTTGATTAACTTTTGCGCTCTAGGCGTAAGATTTAAATTTTTCATTCTATATCAGATAGCTTCATGTAGATCTTGTCATCCAAGATTCCGATGTTCTCTATCCATAACACATCGTCGCCTTTTCTGCCAGTGAAAACTACAATGTTTTCTTTTTCTGGTATCTTTAAACCATCTTCAAGATATTCTGTTAATCTTTGATGTTTTCCACCATCTAAAAACATCGCGCTAACGCTGCCAACTTCATCTTTTAATTGAAAGCGATAGAAAGTGGCATTAGATTTTTTTGTCTTACCTTTATAAACATCATCAATAACGCCAACCATCTTAACTCTATCTTCCTTAAAAGCCGAATGAAATTCCAAAGTGTCAGTGAACGTGCATTCAGATTGCTGAAAAATAGTCTTCAGTCGAATAGTTGGAGTGTATCCTAAAAGTTTATTTTCAAAAACCCAGTTAGCAAACTTTTCATGATTCTTGTTTTGCTCATAGATCTTTTTATACTCATCGTATTTCTTTCTAAAGGTGATTTTTCGCTTTTCGTTCATGAATGGTTTGCCGCTTTCATTCAAAGATTGAGCTTTGAAAGCGCATTCACTTACGATAGTTAAAATATCGTAATCATATTTAGGACCGACACTACAAGAGAATTTCTTTTCTTTATCAGTTAGAATATTAAAAGTCTGAGCTTCAAGAACTAGTCGAGATCTTCTATGGGTATAAGAGCTAAGAGTGCCAGCCTGTATTAAAGACGAAAGCAATCCAATATTAATACCAGCTTGTTTAGCTGCAATAAAGATATCGAATTTCGTAGGAGTATTAGTCTCTCTAAAATTCTGAAGTGATTGTAGAGTTTTTTCTGAAACACCCTTAATAGAGTTTAATCCAAATCGGATATTTCCATCTTCAATCTTAAAATCAAGAGCAGACTTTGCAAGATCGGGAGGTAAAAGCTTAATGTCGAAGAATACTAGCTCCTTAGAGATCTTGTTGATTTCTTGATGTGAATCAGGTTCGTATTTTGATAGCTGTAAAAGAGCCAAGAAAAATTCATGTGGGTATTTAAATTTTAGATAAGCAGTCCATGCCGCCAAGATCGCATAAGAAATTGAGTGCGACTTGTTGAATGAATAGTTAGCGGAATCTTCAGCAACTTTCCATAGAACGTCACCAATCGCAGGATCAAGATTCTGTTCTGCAACCTTTTGGCGAATCTTTCCTTGCCACGCTGGCATTTGATCTACCTTCTTTTTACCAACGATTCGACGCAACTGCTCTGATTCGTCAAGGGTAAATCCAAGACGTACAGCCATCTTCATCAACTGCTCTTGATACAATGGAATACCACCAGTGTACGAGAGTTCGTCTTTAAAGAAATCGTGGACCAATTGAAATACGCCAGAAGCGGAATATGTAGCGTATTGATCGGCAAAATCCAAAGCACCGGGACGAGCGATAGCCACGACTGCACTAAGCTGTTCCAAAGACTTAGGTCTAACTTTACGACAAACTTTAAAGTTGGTTTCAGCTTCAATTTGGAACAAACCTTGTGGAGTTCTCAAGTTCTGCAAACTTTCATAAATACAAGGATCTTCAGGATCGATAGAAGTCATATCGATATTCAACCTCTTACATACTTCACTTACTACAGTAAGAGTTCTAAGACCAAGAACGTCGAACTTAACCATCAGTTCGGCTACATAATTCATATCGTAACCGCTGACAAGATCACCATCTGAAGTTTTTTGTACAGGGCAAACTTCTTCAATCTTATAATAAGAAATGGCAATACCAGAAGGATGAACGCCAGTATTCTTATTTAGACCTTCAATTTTTTTAGCTATTTCAAATACAAATCTATTCTGATCGACCCAAGTTCTAAACTTGTCGTTTTCTTTATAAGCTTCTTCTAGCTCAAAGACTCGACCGAATAGTTTTGGAATATTGTCGCTGACTTCGTTGACATCTGTTTCTGAAAATCCACCTACAATCTTTCCGCACTCTTTAATGCAGAGCTTACTAGAAAGAGTATTAAGAGTTAATATCTTAGAAGTTTTACCTAGATGCTTTTGCTCAATATACTTAATAACTTCTGCTCGTCTGTCATAGCTGATATCGTTATCTACGTCAGGAAGCAGAGAACCATCAAGATAAGTAATATCATCTTTAATGATCTTCTTGGCGCGAGAACGACTAACGAAACGCTCAAAGAAGAGTTCATATTTTATGGGATCAACTTTCGTAACACCCACGACAAACAAAACCAAAGAACCAGCAGCACTACCGCGACCAGCACCAGTGGGAATATTATTCTCATGGCAGAAATTAAGAATGTCCCAGTTGAGAAGTACATAATCAACGAAGTCGAGTTCCTTGAAGATATCCAACTCCATCTCCAAACGCTCTGTATATTGATTATTGTTTAATCCCAAGTTATTTAAACTGCGGTAACAAAGCGTCTTTAGAAAAGTAAAATTATCTGAAGAAATAGGAATCTTCAGCAAATCATAATACTTGCCTTCAATAGAAATTTGAGGCAAACGAACGCCGGGAAGCATGGCGTTATCGTAAGGTTTAATGTCTTGTAAAAAATTCATATTTCAATTTGCCAAAGCTGCTTCTGAAAAATCTTAAAATTCATTTGAACGTCGTACATGGAATTGTGAAGCATATTCTCATCAAAGTCAATCTTATATTCTTTCAATTGAGTTTTAATGCTTGTTTTCAGACCTTTCTCGCGAAAGTCATTTAGTCTATACTGCCAAAAAGTAAAGTCAGAATCTCTTTGGGGTTTTAGATTCTTTTTAATAGCTTTGGCTAAACAATTTGTATCTATTATTCTCTTAACATAAGAGAAATCGCTCTTCTTACCCATTAATCTTCTATATGTATTATGAACGTATACATCGAATCCCAATAGGTTTTGTCCGATAATCAAGTATTGATCATCATAAATATAATCTTCAAAAGCCGCCAATACTTCTTTTGGATCAGCAGCTAGTGAATGGTATTTACGCTCATCGAAATGAGTGACAATTTTAGCTCCTTCTGAAAGCTTGAGATCAGGCCAGTAGATGTGATTATCCACTTCCTTTAATATGTTGCTGCCTTTAGCGATTAAATAACTTAATTGCCAAGGTTTATTACTATCATCAAGTAGATTTAGATGACAGGTTTCAAAATCGAAACAGATATATTTTTGTTCTTTATTAAATCGTAGCATTTTCTTCCTTCCAAGCTTCGAAACTGAATTTGTCGCTGCAAAAATGAGGTAGTTCTGGTTTCTCTAATGAACGATCTTTGCCGAAAGATCGATTGCAGATTATCTTGTAAGCCATAAAAGCTTTGACATCTGATTTCTTGTTATAATAGATGCTTCGAACTTTAACCATTGGTAGATCATTATTAGTGGAGAATTCTTTAACCTTCTCCTCAAGTATATAATCTAAAGCTAGATCATTCTGCTCGTAAAATAAAGTGGCTTTTGTAAAAGACAAATCTGGCACCGCATTTCCAAAAGATAGATTATTTATATAAATAAATGAATCGTAAAATGGAATAGCAAGCTTGAGAGAGGCTTCGTTCCACAACTCTTTCAACTCATTATAACTTAGAAAGCCAGAATTGGAGCAGAAAGCTTTTGAGTATATTTTATTAAGCAGTTTACAGCCAATATCATCTTTGGCAAAAATGATGACTTTATGTTGACTACCTTCATCTTCTGGCAATGCAGAATTTCTCATTGATAGTCTAAGACCAAACACTAATTGAATATTCATCTCTTTGCTGCGTTTATACGCTTCAAAGAATCCAATTAGAGAGTCTTCGACTAAAATGATTTGTTTTAGACCGTTATCTTTAGCGATTTTAAATACGCTATCTGATCCTCCTTCAGTAACTTTTTTAGGATCATCTAAAGTTAGTATAGATTTTCCTATACTAAAGTGTGACTTGAACAATGGCAGCATTCTCCATAGACCTTAATGGAAAATTAGAACTTGTCAAGGTCGAAATCGTCTGTAGCTTCAACTGGTTTTGGTTTAAAACAAGGGCATCCATCATATTTATTTTTTACTATCTTCTCTCCTTCAGCCAACTTAATTTTTTCCAACTCTTTTTTGGTAAAAGCTGATTTCTTTATCTTTCCATCTTTATCAATAATCGCATAATAATCAAATCCAAATTTATAAGTGCAATACCACATTGGGGTGCCATCTTTTTTAATTTGATTTGGTTGTTTAGCGAATCCACAAAGAAGTTTACCAGCAAAACTTCCATCTTTAGGCATACCTTGATTTGCCGCCATATTAGACAGAGCGGTTTTTTCAGTAAAAGAATCGGCATATTTTTGATAGCCAGTTAGTTCGTGTTCAAAGCCGAGAAGCTCATACTTGTCTTTGGCTTCCATAGGCATAACTCCATCAGCATTTAGATCCTGCTTCAAGAACAGGAATTCCATTTTAATATCTTTGAGATGAGGGTATAGTTTTCTAATAGCAAGAGTGTACATATAATCTTGTAGATTATCGGTAACTTCCTTGCCTTCGTATTTCTTTTTATTTGTCTTGAAGTCTCTAATTAATACAATTCCATGATCGCCATAAATAAAAAGCTTATCGATGAAACCTTTTATTTTGTAGCTAATATCTTCTTCTTGAACTGTAATCTCGAAATCTTTTTCTGAAATGACCTCTGTTGGAGTTCCATACTTATTACCAAAAAAATCGTACATCAATCCATTCAAGGCCATTGAACAAATATTTTCTAAATCAGCTTCCATATTAAGATCTTTTCTCTTAATATGTTTATGAACCATTCTTTTAATAGCTTTAGATGCAAAGATATTTTTCTTCTTTATGATTAAATCATAATGTTTTTTATGTCTGGGCAAGCCAAGGCATTCAAGAATGATATGCACAGTATCGCCAATTAAAGCTCCAGAATTAGTTTTATCTGGTAGCTTCAAAACGTATTTGCACCAATACTGCCATGAGCAGGATTTTAGCGTCTTTATTTTACTGGCTGATAATGTTTCCTTCAAAGCTTTAGACTTTCTAGGTAATCTTTAAGAATAGAAATAGTTTTCTTATCCTTATCGTTATTATATACATAATCAAGAATGTATTCTACTTGAGTTATTCTATCTCGCTTCTTATTCTCCCATCTTTCCATTGAGATACCTTTCTCTAGCATTTCGCCAAAATCTTTGCAAATAGGAAGTTTAATCTTAACCTTATCGATATCAATATATTTAATAAGTTTAAGGAATATCTTGATTGCCGCTTGAAGTCCGCGATTGTCAGTTTTATCAGCATCATTGTTTGTAGAAATGACAACTTCATCTACAGACAAAGACATTAAATAAGACAACTGTTTAGAACTGATCTCCAAACCGAATACAACAAGATGATTATAATATCCTTGCTGGGATAGCGCGAGACTATCGCCAATGCCTTCTACAAGAATAATTGAACGTTTTTCTTCAATAGTTTTTTTGAAAATATTATCATCTTCGTGCTGTAGATTAATTGGATATATCCAGTTGCCTTTTCTTCCAATGTGTTTCCACTTTGGAGCAGAGCTATTAGGTTTCCAAAGTAAATGTCGGCCACTGATTCCAATTACTTTTTTATTTTCATCAAATATTGGAAATACAAAACGACCATTCATTTTTCCAGACATGGAAAAACCAGATCGATAAAGCTCAAGAATTTCAGAGCTTATGCTTTTCTTGTTATAAAAATCATAATGAGGAAGCAAAGTCTTTACTTCATCGTGGTCAAAAAATTGATCTGATTCCATTTTAGGTGTTCTGATTGATTCTATACAGGGGTCATTATTATTTTTAATTGAGTGTAAGATTTCTTCTATTTGAGAATCATCTTTGCAGGTAAGTTCAAGAAGTCTTTTAAAAGGTTGATAAGAAGTGTTTGCTACGAAATCTTTCCAAATTCCCGTGTCTTTCCAAATTTGTAGAGCAGTTCTGTTGTCACCATCACGATAAACAGCGTTACATTGCCAATACTTGCCACGATCTGAGAGTTGATATCCAAGATCGATCAAAGTTTTTTCAATGAGTTCCGCTTGATTATTAATCGAGGTTAGGTACGTCGTCATCGTTATCTTTAATTACAGTTGCATTTGTACCAAGAGCGTCCACGATATCTCTATAGTCACCTTTTTCTGAAACACAGAAATTGGCGATTTCAAGATTAACGAAATTCTTTTTCAGGGTTCCATCGGGAAGTTTTACTGGATTAATAGCTCCAGCGATATCTTTACCGAGATGGCGAGCTTTTATGTTAATGAATTTATGAGTTCCAAATCCAACTTCATTTTGCAATTCATCTGATGTTTTTTGTCGCAGAATGAACAAATGAGAAGCGAATTGAGTAATACGATCAGAAAGAGAAACGATGCTTTCATCATCAGTTATGTTTGATGAATTTTTATTAGTTACAATACCAGCACGATTAGATTGCACAGATGTCATCATTGATATGCATGGTCCTTTGTCGCTTACGATATCTCTTTGAATGCACCGTTTATATTTATCGACCATTTCTCCAACAAGCTGCCATTCTGTTTTGTTTCCTCCGTTTTCGCTCGTAGTTTTAATATAATCAAAACTAAAAATCATGGGGTTTCCACGACCAATCTTGGAATAATAAAATCTTTTAAGAACGCTGATTTGTGCATCAACGCTCATGCCGCCTACGTTATAATAATATAAATGTTTATATCGCTTATGAATGGTCTTCCAAACTGATCTAACATTATCTACAATTTCTGTGCCAGCTTTTCGCCAGTTGCCGCTTTCAAGAAGATACATTGGAACTTTAGACATGGCAGCGCATTGTCTAAAGATAAGCTCTTCTTTACTCATTTCTCCATTATCAAAATGAAGAACTGGAACTTCATGCTGTTCAGATACTTTAGTAGTAAAATCTAAACAAAATTGAGTCTTACCAACACCTGAGCGAGCAACGATAACGGTGATATTTCCCGGTCTCAAAAGCGAGCCGTACATTTCTTGTGTCTTTGGATGGGGACCAGTAAATCCAAATTCAGCAACTGGATTGTTTCCACGCTCTTCAACAAGAGCTTCCATTTCATCAAAAATATTTTCTGGCTGATCCGCTCCAGTTTCGTACAAATTAATTTGATCATTATAAAGCTTATCAGCAGTTTCAATAATGACGTTATAATCAGAAGATGGAGATATAGACTTCATCTTCTTGTTGATTTCTGCACCACATATCGCGATCTCACGACGAATAGTGTATTTCTTCAACTCTTTAGCAACACTAATAATAGATTCTGAAGATAACTTCTTGAGAGACAATGATTCAATATAATCAGATGGATTGATATTGTCTTCAAAAGTTACTCCGAAATTCTTTACTCTTTGAGAAATAACTACATCATCAATTTTTTCACCATTATCAATGGCTTGACGAAGTACGCAAAAAATAGTTCTATTTATCTTGGAGCTTTCGCTCCAGAAATCTTTCTCTGTTATGAAAGATGCGACATCAGCGTATCTTTCTGGATATTTAATCAGTCCAGCGAGCAACTGAGTCTCTAAGTCATACGAATAAATCATTCCGACCGTACGGTATCACGGCTCATCGCTCATGTCAATGGAATTTTGCTCGTTGTTGACTTCGTTTAAATATTTTTCTAAAGCTTTGACGAGTCCCATTTCTACGATTGGATTAGCAACTTTAGTATAAATCATTGGACATCCATCTTGAGAGACGTAAGCGACTATAAATCCTTTAGAGGATTCATCTGAACCAGTAAACTCGTAAAGCTTATTAAAATAGTTTTCAGGAATTTTAAATTGTTTAAAACTCTCTGATTGTGAATCCTTCTTCATGTTATAATATTACACCTTGACTCTCGAAAAGGTCTTTATTTATTATATCATTTTCAAATATAGTTACAAGTGTAATCTCATTAAGTTCACAGAAACGTTCTTTTTTCTTATCTCTATTAAGTTGATGAAGAAAATTCATTCTATTTTCGTGAAAAAATTTCACAAAACCAGTGTGTTGCCTACCTTGGACTTCTATTGCTATTTTTTTATTAGCGTTATAGAAATCCAAGGTAAGACGAGTTCCAACAATGGGAAACTCTTCAAACACAATGTTGTGCTGCCAATAGTTTCGTAGAAATTTCTTAGCTTCAGTTTGAAATTTACTACGACTATCTACGCTCCAATTAATTAAATAATTGCGAGCATTCTTGCAGCGTCTTTTTTTATTATTCAGAGAGAGAAATTCCATCGCCAAAATTTAGTAGGTTTTCACTGATGTACTTGAAAAAGAAATTCTTGAGCTTTTCATTGTCATTTACAATTTGCTCAAATTTTGCGGCTCCTTGAATTTGAGCGGGAAAATCTGTAAAACCAGCTTCTTTTAGAGTAGTTAGAAACTCTTCGTCAAAGCTAATCCAAGCTCCCTTTTTGATAGCGATTTCCCACATAGTTAGAAAATCAAAGATTTCTTTTTCCACCCAATTAGAAGTGCCATTCTTTCTTCCATATTTAATTGGATATCGAATAGTGCAGTTAGTTCTTTCATTAGGAGACTTCTTGACCACGATCTTGACGAAATGCCCAAGATATGGATTCTTCTGCTCGTCATAAGAAGCGTTGGGATCTTCAAGAATTAGATCGCCCTTGAAACGAGCGTCAAATTCAAAAATCCAGTTAGCAAAATGCAACAAAGCGTTACCACCTGTGGCAGTAGTTTGGCGAATCGGAGCTTTGCTATATGGATCAAGCTTGATGTCAGCACGAACTTGAGAAATAAATACTGCGATATGTCCACGCTTTTGTAGAGCGATAGAAATACGCTTCATTAGATCGGCGGCAATAACTGCTCCACCAGCTACCTTTTGCGACTCTTCAAAAGTCTTATCAAGATCACCCTTTCGAATCAATCCATCAACAGAGTCGAGAAGAAAGAAGTATTGAATCTTTTCGTCATTCTTGCCTACTAGTTCGCGCATCGCATCAAACACTGTTTCATGAATATTAGATTCAAATACGAAACAAGTTCCATCGACCCATTCATCTTCATTAAATACAAACTTAACTCCAGATCGTTCAATCATTTCTTTGCTCAATCGACCTTCAGCTTTAATATAAAAGCCTTTACGCTTCTTAGGTTGATCCAAGAAATTCTTCATGAACTGAAGAGCGCAGCTTGTCTTGCCGCCTTCATTAATTCCGCAGAATCGATGAAGACCAGTTCCTAGTCCGCCAGCTAGAAAATAATCTAGCAGCAAACTTCCGCTTGAAACCTTGTAATCAATACTAGGTTCAAAGTTGTAATGAGATTCTTTATTATTCTTCAAGAAGCTTTTAAGCTGATCTTGAGACGTTGTAATTTTGCTACTATCTACTTCTTCTTTATTATTCTTTTTACTCATTTTAGAAAGTCTTTTATTGTTTTAGGTTTTACTGTAATATTATAGTCTTGTCCAGCTTTTTCGCCAAGCTTAACTTCAAGATTCTTTAATTCAGGTTGAAAAATATATTTTTTGTATTTATCAGCTATTCCATTGGCATCCTCTCCAGCATATAAAGTAAGGCAATCAACTCTAACAACAACAATTTGTTCCCAGAATTTCATATCAGGAAACTTCTTGAGAAGAGAATTTAATATTCTGAATTGTTTGCCCCAGAATGATGGATGAACTTTTTTTGGAATATGCAAAAGCTTATTTAATAGCTCTCTTTTATTCATCTGTTGCGAGCATACCACATAAACTCAAGATGTCAACAGCAAAAAACCGCTGGTTTCCCAGCGGTTTAATTTGTTTATTTTAATTACTTTTCAGTTACTTCAAAGTATGCGCTTTGAAGTTTAGGATCTTTGATTTCACTGTTTTTCAATTCTTTTTCTAATTGTTCATCAATTTTTAAACCTTCGACAGCCAACTTTGGGGTGATATCTCCTGTGGGAGGAGCGGGTTCTTGAGGAAATACTGCTGTTGGTTCGGCCTTCATTTCTCCATCCCAAGCTCCCATGCTTTCAGCTTCTTTTTTGCCATCTTCATTTAACTTGCCAGCCTTGTGTTGTCTCTTCAAAATGGCTTTTTGTAGTGCTGGTGGCAAAGACTTTTGCTTTTCAGTCAACTTTCCTTCAGCTTCGGTCATTACGCCACGATTTCTCATGTACCACATACCGCACATATATTTAGCATCGGCAGTGGACATACCACCAGTATTTACAAAGGCAGCGTCATCAATCATACATTCATTCATGTATGTATCGTGAACCTCTTGTTCATCTGGTTCGATTAGATTTGAAAGAGAAACTTCAGCTACGAAATTTTTATTGTCGAATTTGAGATTTGATTTCATTATTTGTTTCCTTCTAGTATTTTAATTTGATCGATTGTTTTTGTTAAAATATCACCTTTTTTGAAATTGGCTCCATTGTTAGTAACTTCATAAACAACTACTTTGCCCATGTTGTCTGGAAGATCTTTGACTTCTTTGACATAACCTTCGCTATTATAATGTTTGCAAGAAGGATTTATGTTCAAAACTCTCATTTCAGGTTGAATTTCTAAAGGTTTTTGCAATTGAGCTTCAGCTTCTTGAGAATAAATCAAATAGTTATGAACGGCAAATAAGTAATCTTCCATGATTGTGATTTTACTTTGGACCCAAGGTTCAATTTTTTCAGCCATGCTTGGATTTGCGCGAAGTTTATCAAGCAAGTCTTTTGAATTGTCTGCAATATAAGCTAATTGGGCCATAGCCATTTCAACAGCTTCTTCGTTAAGATCTTCATTAAGATCTTCAGAATTTTCTATTTCTTCTACAATTTCTTCTGCTTGTGCTAAATGTGGAGCTAGTTTTAGCAAGTCGCTTTCTTCCCAAAAGGTGATGCCATCCCATTGATGAATGACATCATCCACAGAGCCTTTAGTTGTATAATCTGTTACAGATTTCTTTGATTCCCACATCTTACAAGACCAATATTTGGCCTTCCAGCGTGGACCGGGGCTGGTATCACATTTATGGCGAGCGCGAAAACTCTTGCGTCTAGCAGGATCATCGCGCTTTATCTCCATATTTGGATCGCCAAAGTTAACTTTTACGACATTACCCTTGTCGTTTTTAACGTAAACAGAAAACTTCTTTGGTCCTTTAGGGGTTCTAAATGGGTTATTTAGAGCTTTTTTGTCCTTAGAAGCTCTGATTTCGTTGGTAAAGTTAACTGAGATATTCATTTAATTACTTTAGGGTAAGTAGATACTTGGTCTGATTAATATCACCAAGAATTGCATCGCGGATGTTCAATAGATCAGAATCTTTCTTAGCGTCCAACATTGTTGGAAGTTCGTCAATTAGATAAACACAAATGACATCCATAAATTGCATTGGGCTTAGATTCTTGTAATTTTCTAAGGTTACAGAAAAAGAGCTTTGAGCTACGATTCTTCCATACTTACCCATAAAGGTTTCGACAAATTCATCGATGTTTGCATCTAGCTTTTCATACAACTCTCCCAAAGCTTTATGCTCTGCGAAAGAAGTTGTTTGCCAGTGAAGGATTTGGGTTTGGTCTCTAAATGTTAATAGTTTTGTTATAATGTTCATTTTAATTAAATAGATCTTCTATATAGTTTAAATCCTGTTCATCTTCATTTACACCGAATTTTTGTAAATCAGAAAACGCTTCAGTAAATTCTTCTTCATCGAAATCATCGTAATGATATATATCTATTATTTTATCGTTCATGTTATTTTGAAGCTATGTCTTGGTCCGCTCTTCTGTAAGCGTCTTTTACTTTGCCTCCACTTTGCATTCTTAGAAATGTGTTAACACGCGCCATACTCCAAGCTGCTCTTGATTGTCCCGGTCTATGACTAGAACTAAAAGCTCCTAGACCTCTTCTATAAACTTTCTTCAATTGACCTAATGTTACTTTTTTAGAATGTTTAGCGTTGTGGTTTTTTACTTTTTCTTTTAAAGCGTTTGTGACTTTTTCACTGAATGTTATTTCAGCTTTGCTAATAAGTTGTTTTTCGTCTTCTCTCTTTAAAGCTTCTTTAGCTCTTTCTTTTGCTTCTGGGGTAGTACCAGCAGATCCAGGTTCATTTGTTTTTGAACCTTTCTTTTTCTCTTCTGGTTTAGCTGGAGTTTGAGCAGAGCTTTTTGGGCCTTGTCTTTTTTTAGCAATTAATTGTGAAAAATCGACTGTAATATTCATTAAGCTAATTTATGTTCTTTTTTAGTTGATTCTGGAATAGCGTCAATAAAAGCTTTGCCTTTCTTTTTGGCAAAGTTATAAAGTTTTTTAATGAATGTGTCATAAGACATGGTTGATTTCATTCTTCCAAAATTGCTAATTGCGTCTTTTACATCTTGTGGAGAAACAATTGGAAATGAGCGATCTTTAGGAAAAAGAAAGTCACTGTCTTTTAAATTGCTACGCTTTTTGCCGCCAAATTTTTGTTGAGCAGCTTTGATTTGTTCACTAAAATCTAACTCTATTTTCATATATAAGAATTACACTGCATTATACATATCTAGAAAAAATGAAAGCCGCTTTTTACAGCGGCTTTTTTTGTTGTTATAATTTTTTTTACTTACCCTTAGTCTTTGGGCCAGTTGGGGAAGTTGGCTTACCTACTGGCTTGCTTGGCTTCTCAGCCTTCACTGAAGAAGCAACAACCCTCGCTGATGTCTTAGCGGTGGCCTTTGCGGCAGTCTTTGTGGCAGTCTTTGTGGCAGTCTTTGCGGTGTTCTTTACCATAGTCTTTGCTGTAGTCTTGCTCATATTTTGTATATGTAGTTTATGTTATATTTGAGAAAATGTTTTTCAACTTTTATCGAATTGGACAAGCTCCACCGGCACATTCAGCCATGTCTAGCATTTCAGAACTATTGGTTGTGATATTGGTTAGAGGCTTAACTTTAGCATTTGCTGCTAGATAAGTGGTCTCGTCGATTTCTTGATATGGGGCTTGCTTGAAACCGTGATCCTTAAATAGAAGGAAGCTAACACTCTTAATATTGTGTTCGTAATTATCTTTCAACCAAACCTTGAGAGACTCAAGTTCTTCTGGCTTATAATAAGCAGTTACAGAAACTGCATTATCTGACCATATAGTTTGAAGCTTCTTAACCATATCAAGCTGCTTGATAACATCCATATCCTTTGTGAGGATTGATCCTTCAGGAGTCTTGCATGGGAAATAAACAACAACAGTATCGCGATTTTCTGTTCCATCGAAGTTTACAAGGAACTCGACATGATATCCCATGTCTTTGCAAGTTTGAACCAAAGCATCAGAACTAGACATACGAACTGTACGCATATAATATTGACTAAACGCTGGGTGAACACCGGGAGTAGCTCCACCAAGTAGGCTTAGTGTTCCACTTGGCTTGATGGTCGTGAGCTTAATGCTTTCAGACCAACCACGATGCTTGCTCCAAGACTTGTCGAAATTGCGTAAAGCAACATAGCAATCATCCAACCAATCAAGCTTATCAAGAGACTGGCACACACCAGTAACACCAAGACCAAGACGCATATTTTTATGAACGATGCGATTAGTCTCTTCATGAATGAATGGAAGAGAAGCGATAGCTTTTTGAGTCTTGTAAAGAAGTTTTGCACAATCAATTAGTTCCTCTTTCGAAGTAATGTTATTTAGGTATAGCTCTGAAAGATTGCAGCATTCATAATTTGAAAGACTGATCTCAGCGCATGGATTGGTCATTTCGCAATTATCTGTATCAGTTGGATATAGAAGATTTTGTGAGATGGGTCCATCTTTAATACGGCCAAACTTTTGAGAAAGTGGGAGATTAAAGAAACCGTAAGGCTCGCCATTTGCATAGCCAGAATCCTTGTTTATTTCATAACCATTCTTCCAGATCTCTTCAAGAACGTGATCATAACTATCTGCATAGATAGTGTTGTTGCTCATGGCTCGCCAGTTGGGAACGTTACCAGAACCCCAATTCTTGGCGCGAAGATAAAGAATGTCGTCTGGATCGCCTAGTGCAATTTCTGCGCTACGACGTACATTACCAGCGACAACAATGCTGCCAATAATATTGCAGATATCCAACACATCAATTGAGCGAAGTTTCTTGCCTTCGCGAGCTTGGAAGATCTTTGTGATCTTATCGATTCCGTCAATAAGGATTTGTGGGCCACTAGCTTTTCCGCCAAAGCCCTTGATTGGCTCGCCGTAACCTCTGATGAGAATAGTCGAGTACGAAAACGATTTACCTGTGACGTAAAAAGCGTCCAGAACCTTAGAAAGTAGATTAACCCAACCTTCGCGTTTATCTGGCACAATATAATCAGCGTCTTTAGTTGCTTCATGAATAACACTTACACTCTTCTTGATCTTTGGAAGTTCATGTACATCTTCGCGACGAATACTGTAACCAACACCGCCGCCAAGCATTAGATTTTCAAAAAGAAAAAGAAATGCCTTTGGTTCACGCATTGCTGTAGCCCAACAATTAAGAAGAGAGTTTGCACCAAAGCGATCTACAGTAGAAGTGCCAAGCTGCCAAAGCATTCGGCCAGCAAAGTTGCATTTAAGATTAAAAACATAATCATAAATACGTTCAGCTTCTTCTTTTGTATATTGTGCGCCAATCTTTTGTGCGCCATTAATGCATCGTTCTACTGTTTCGTTCCATTCTTCAGTTGTTCCATCTTCCTTAAGGCGAGCATAAGTTCTCTTATATACTATATATCCGAGACCATTAAAACCCCAGTTAGGTTGTTTGTTTTTATATTGCGCTAGAAATGATGGAGAAAGAATATTTAAATTATCGCTCATGGTAAAGAGTATTATACACTAGATTTTAAAATTATCTATGTCATACTTTACCATACGTTCTACGAGGTTGTCAAAGGAAATTTTCGGTTTCCAACCTAATTCTTCTCTGGCTGGAGTTGAGTCGCCCAAAAGCAGTTCGACTTCAGCAGGTCTATAAAATTTAGGATTAATTTTAATCAAAACTGATGATTGAGCTTCATTTTTAATAGCATATTCAGTAGAAACACTCATTTGTTCTTCTTGTCCATACCCATGCCAAACACCTTGAATACCTGCATAATGAAAAGATTTATTAATGAACTCCCTAATTGTGTGAGTTTCATTGCTGGAAAGAACATAATCTTTAGGCGATTTTTGGTTCATTATTTTCCAAACCCCTTCAACAAAATCTTCAGAATCAGACCAATCTCTTTTTGCATCTAAATTTCCAAGCTCAATCGGAGCGAATGGTTGATTGTTTTTAATTGCATGATAAATACGCGCAACTCCTTTACTGATTTTTCTAGTTACAAATTCTTCTCCACGTTTAGTTCCTTCATGGTTAAAAAGAATGCTATGAACGGCATATAAATTATAAGACTCACGATAAACCTTAACCAAGTGACGGGCAGCAGCTTTACTCGCACCGTATGGGCTTCTCGGTCTAACAGGATGGTTGATATCTTGTGGGCTATACTGTACGTCTCCAAACTCTTCACTAGATCCAGCGGAATAAAAACGACATTTTGGCTGAAAACGACGAATAGCTTCTAGGCATCGCGCTACTCCAGTGGCGTTAGCATCAAAAGTTTGAAGCGGAATTTCCCAACTACATCCAACAAAACTTTGCGCTGCAAAATTAATAAAATAATCAGGTTGAATATCTCTTACAAGATTATCTAAACTAACGCTGTCTGAAAGATCTCCATAAACAAGTTGAAATCTTTCGTTTTTAATAAAAGTTTGGCAATTTACAAAATTAGGATTTGATGTGCGCCGAATCATACCAAAGATTTTAGCTTCAGTATTTTTTAGAAGATACTCAACCATATTTGCGCCATCTTGACCTAATATGCCAGTTACTATTACTTTCATAGTTTTATCTTATCTTGATTATTTAAATACCAATTATAAGTATCTTTTAATCCATCTTCTAATTTTATTTTTGCTGTGTAGCCAAGCTTCTTAAGTCTAGTGCAATCTAATAATTTTCTCATTGTTCCATCTGGCTTTGATAAATCAAATTTGATAGATCCTTCATAGCCAACTGTAACTGCTATCTTTTCAGCTAGTTCATATATGCTTGTTTCAAAACCGCTTCCGATATTTATTTGAGAAATGTTTTGAGAATATAGATCTTTTGCTTCTAAGTTATTGACTATGTGTAAACACGCATCCGCCATATCATCAACGTGCATAAATTCTCTTTTAGCTTTTCCAGTACCCCAGATTTCTACAAATGGATCGTCGTTAATCTTGGCTAAATGAAATCTATGTAAAAGTCCAGGTAAAACATGAGAATTCATTGGATGAAAATTATCATTTGGACCATATAAATTAGTTGGCATTACTGAAATGAAGTTGCATCCATATTGTTTATAATAACTTTCACACATTTTAATCCCAGCTATTTTAGCTATAGCATAAGGTTCGTTTGTATATTCTAGTGGAGAAGTTAAAAGATATTCTTCTTTAATAGGTTGTTCTGCGAACTTTGGATAAATACAAGAACTGCCAAGAAATAAAAACTTTTTTACATCGGTAAGGCAAGAAGAGTGAATTAAGTTATTTTGAATTTGAAGGTTTTCGTAAATAAAGTCTGCTCTATATTTATTATTGGAATGAATTCCTCCTACTTTGGCAGCGCAATCAATAACCAAATCAAACTTATTTGTAATAAAATAATTTAAGACTTTAGTTTGGTCTAATAAATTTAATGTATTTTTTTCAGCAACATGAATTTCAACTGCTGAATTGTTCGTTAATTTTTTAATAATAGACGAACCAACCATTCCTTTATGACCAGCTATGAAAATTTTCATTTGTATTTACTTAAATAAATGTTTATATTTTTCTTTATTTTCTATAAGGTATTTTGGCAAATCAGATTCGTCGATTTTAAAAGAAAATGGAATACCGCGCCAATCGCTTTGTCTTCCAACATAATCTTGATTGTTATCTATCCTGTTTTTTAAATTATTTATGATAAATGGATTGTTAAATTCTTGATGGTCGTAAGCGTCTAGTTTTTTTAAAATTTGATCTAAACCGCCCATGTTAGTAAAGTGCCATCCACCATCTTGCAGTTCGTTAATATGATTAGCTCTTAAATAATTTAAACTATTATTCTTTATATTTTTATATTTAGAAACTATAGTTCCAACCCACTGTTCAGAAGATCTATTATTTAAATAATAACAATAGTTTAATTGTTGTAAATTATAGGTTTTATTATCAATTTCTTTTGGTTTCCATATTTCATCAACATCTCCAAAATAAATTGCGTCTTCATCTTTAGCATCAATAAGACCTTTTTTTAAATTATTTTTTTGAAATGCAGCTATATCAAATGAATTTCTATATGTTGTAAGTATGGGGTGTTCAACATGGATTATTTTATGATTCCATTTTTCAAATTTTGATTTATTTTCTAAATAATGTAATGGCTTCGCTTTGTTGCTGAAAGTTTGTTTTGATTCTCCTATCACAAAATAATCTACATGTTCATTTAAAACATTTAAACGAATTTCTAGAATGTCTAATTCATTAAAGAAACTAAAACAATCGTATGTCATACTCTTTGTTTAAAAATAAAATCTAGATCCAATTTATTCATATCTATTTTTTTAGCTTCTTCATATAGATGAACATTTTGTTCTAAAATTTCTTTTGTTAGGTTTTTATAATTGTCTACGAATAACACAGGAAAATCTTTAAACACGGCTTCTTTATATTTATGATACTCAAGAACTGGAACTCTTTTTAGATATAAAGTCTCCCAATTGCGAGCGGAACCTATTCCGTTTCCGCTTGGGCATAGAACGAATTTGTGTTCTTTTATGTTGGTTAAAAATTCTTGATAATTAACTCTTTGAGTAACAGTTGCAAAATTACTTAGCATTTCTTTTAATCCTATTCTGCTTCCTGTATCGTCTCTATGACTTACATATAGTAATTTATTTGCTTCTCTTTTATCTTCAATAAATTGTCTTAATATCCTATGATTAGAATATCCTGGATACATAATTCTTTCAATACCGTGAGGCATCGGAAAAATCTTTTCATTCAAATATACACTATTTGTGGCATTAATAGATTGTACATTATTAGGTATTCTTCCTTCTATATGTTCATCTATGGGAGTATCTTCAAAAGCAGTAAAAATAATAAAAGTAATGTCAGGGAATTCTGAACATAGTTTTAATAAATCTTCGTCTTTGTAATTATCTAAAACTTTACGATCTGTTGGGGTGATTGGTTTTAAGTTTTCCCAATCTGAAAAATTTATCGGCCTATTATAAAGTCTGATATTATCAATGAATACAGTCATTTTTTTGCCAATGAAGTTTTTACAAAATTCTGTAAATTCTTTATTATCAGAATTTGCTTTTTTCATGTATGCGTTTGGAACTTTGCCAAAAGTTCCAGAATGATCGCCAAATGAATAATCGACCATCCGTTGTAATTCTTCGTATTCTAATAGTTTCATTTAATTCTCTTTATGATTACTTGATACTCTTTATGAATCAATTCAATTTCATCCTTAAATAAATCTAAAAATATATTTACGCCCTTTTTGGGGTGCAGGTTTTCATCATTATATGGAGACCATTCATAATCATCAAAAACCATAATTCCATTCATTTTTAAACAATAAAAACTCTGTATTGCATCTATCAATACATCTTTGGCTTTGTGAGATCCGTCAACATATATAAAATCAAAGTAATTTTTAGAAAATTTTCGAACGTGTTCATAAGATTCTCCTTTATTTATGTTTACGATATGTTTATATTCAAACAAATTTTCATTAAATGCTGTAAACAAATCTTGACGAAGATTGTTTTCCATGCTCCCTAAAAAAGTATCAATAACTTCAATCTTGCAGTTTGGAATGTTTTCACACATCCATCTAGTACAAAATCCTTCATAAACACCAATTTCTAAAATATTTGGGTTCTTAGGTAGTTCAGGAACTACTTTTTTTTGCCATAGTGGTATGTTGTTGGCGAACCAAGTTACGGTAAACATATGTTAATTATATTTTATATTATTGTTTTTCAACCAATTAACAGCTTCGTTTTTACACTCTTCGTATGTGGAAAGATTGTTTTCTCTGTCTAGATATTTGAAACATCTAGTATACATATCCCCAGTAGCCCAGTATCCATTGCTAACGTTGTGTCTAGCCCAATATTTAGGAGCTATGGTCAATTTAGTGTTTTGATTGAGCCATGCTGCCCACCATCCAAAAGAAGAATTAGATATAATCAACCATTTTGCTTGATTGACTACATAAAAATCAAATCCTATATCAACATGATAACAAGGAATATCGAATGGCATAAAAGATCTTGCACAAGCTGGATCGTCAGAAATAATAACAAATTTCATATTGTTATTGATTTTTAGCATTTGATCTATTGCTCCTTTCCAATATTCTTTTCTTAAAATGACATTTGGAATGTTCCTGTATTCTCCGCCTCTAAAATTTATTACGCAGGTATTTTCATCTAATTCTATTTTAAGGTTTTTTAAATGTTCATTGTATCTAGTTTTATATTCATTATTGATTTCAAACCACTTTAATATATCTTGTTTTCTTTCAATAATATAATGTTCAGATTGTAAAATAGCTCCAGCAGCACCATTGTCTCCAAATATCTTTGTATTGTCTTTTATTTGCAATAGATTAGGGTCAAACATTGCGATATTGACTTGATCAACATGAGTTAATGAGGGCCAAGGTTCAAAATAGCTATGTTCAATTAAATGAAAATCTTTATCGCCAAAATCAACATTCATAAAATACATTTGATTTTGTCCATTATGATAATCATGTGATGGGGACGAATTAATTCCCCATTTATAATTAAGTTTTTCGGCAATGCATCTGCAAACAGCGTATTGCCACATATGATTGCCTAAATTTCCTGTAAGGTTCGTTGTAATCATTTTATAGTTTATTTTTAAATTTTTTCATTTCGATTATTTGTTGATATAGATCTAATTCTATAGGGCATGTGTATAAAGAATTTAAATTTCTATAGCATTTTTCAAGAGTTTCTGTTTTATTAATGGTTATATTAAGACCGTAGATTTCATTAATAATATTAAGAAGTTCGTATTTTGAAACAGTTTTTGGTGAAAAAATATGCTTGATGCCGATCCAAAAATTTTTAGTTTTTATGATTTTATCAATTAATTTTGATAGCTCTAGACAAGTTACTCCGTTCCACAAATGATTGGTGTATCCATTGATTGTTTTATTTGACTGTGACTTAGCCCATTCAATTAATGATTTTTTATTATGTAATTCTTCTCCAATTATTGAAGTTCGTATGATGGTTAAGTTTTTATTTTCACCTAGTGATTTTGTTTTACCGTATTCGTCTAAACAATCATGACTATCGTTTTCTAAATAATTTCCTTTATGTCCACTATAAACACAATCAGTTGAAATGTGTATTATATTACAATTTGTATTTTTTTTAAATTTAGAAAGAATATTAGGGAATACGCTATTAACTTTGATCATGTCATTAATGTCGTATTCTCTTTGCTTAATAATTCCAGATGCATTTATAATCAAGTCTTTTTCAGAAACACGATTTGACAAAAATTTTAAAACTTCATTTTCAGAAGCTTTGCTTAAATCAATATCTTTTCTAGTTATTGAAACTACATCATAGATTTCGCTTAAAAATTTATTCAAGTAAGTTCCTAACATTCCGTTTGAACCAAAAATTATGATTTTCATTTAAAAAAGTTTTTATTTTTTAGATAATTGAACAACTCTTCTTTAGACAAACAGTTGTCTCTTGATGAGTATTCATTATTATTAAAGTTTAATTTATTAATTATTCTGTTTGGGTATAGTAAATACAAGTTATTATCTTGAATAAATTCCATTCTTCTTATTTCTTCAGAAGAAGCCATGATTTCATGTATTTTTTCTCCAGTTCTTTCGTTGGTGGTTCTGTATTTTAAGTCGAAGTTTTCGGAAAAAATTTCAAACAAATCTTTTATCAAGAAAGATTTTGCAACAGGAATTAAATTGCAGTTTTTATAATTAGTTGATTTTAAAATTAATTCAATTGCGTCTTCGACATCTAATAAAAATCTAGTCATTTCAGGATTATAAAGCTCAAGTTCTTTTCCTGAATTAATGTAATTCCAAATTAAAGGTATTATTGATCCTGTCGAATTGGTTACGTTTCCATAAATTGCAGTAGTAAGATTGCAATCAGAATTGTTTGCAATAAAAGATTCTCCTGCAACATATTTCATAGCGCCATATAAAGTAGTTGAAGCTCTACTTTTATCCGAGGAAATAAAACATGCTGATTTAAAATTATTATTTTCAGCTGCAATTCTTGAGTTTATTGCTCCATCAATAATAATTGATTTAGCTTCTTCAAAATTATCATTACAAGATTCTATTTGTTTCAAAGAAGCTGCAAAAATGCCAACAGTATGATTTTTGCTTTTTCGTATTAATAGATCTTTGTTGCGAACATCGCCAATAACAAAATTTACTTTTGGATATTTTTTCTTTAAGAAATAGTGTTTCGCTTCATCTCTAGAATAAACAGTGATTTCGTTATTATTATATAGCTTTTCAATAATATGTTTGCCCAAAAAACCTGCGCCGCCAGTTATGAAAATTTTTTCATTCTTCATGTTTTATTCTAAGTAGATAAGTTGTTTATTTCTTTTAATTTTTTTAACAATTGTGACTCCAGGGTTAAAAGGCAATGTAACTACTTCAAATTCATCGATGAAATTTTGTTTTACATAAAGAGCTGTTTTATAAACATCATTACAAGCTCCTGGGTGAAAATAAGATTTATCCCAAGGATAAGTATCATGAAAAAATATAAATCCATCTTCAATAACATTATCTTTAACATTTAAAAAATCTTTTAAAGATTGTTCATGAGAATGATCAGCATCAATAAATACCGCATCAAACATAACATTTCGATCAAATTTTTGAAAATATGAATCAGTAGTCATGGTGTGATATTCAAAAGTTTTAGATTTAACCGCAGCACTATTGAACTGTTGTGGAACAACGTCAACCGCGATTGATTTGTTGCAATATTGCGAAACCGCAACAAAATTTCTTCCATCTCTCACGCCTAATTCTAAATATCGTTCAGGCTTTAAAAAGGAAAAAAAGAATTTTAAAAATCCAACATGGTCAAAAGTTTCTGCGGGAGGAGGTACATTTCTTAGATAGATTGGAGATAAGTCGTTATTCTTCATATTTTAGTTGTGGTATTTTGATTTTATTTTTAAATTTGATGTGAATATGGTATATATAGCTCTTTCAAAAAGATGAGCTTCTCCTGTGATAATGTCCCATCCTATAAATTCTCTCATTTTCTCATAAAAATGTTTATTGTATTTTAACATATACTTTTTCGGTATAATGTAATTTGCGCCTGGAGAAAATCTAACATACTCCATGTGTTCAAAATTTTCAAAAATTTCATGAAAAAGCTCATTTAAAGATCCAAAAAATTTGGGTCGATGTGAAAGCAAGTACCAACTATTATTGATTTCTAAAAATCCAAATCCGTCAGAATCTAATTTACTAGCAGGTTGCTTTTGTCCATAATATCTTTCATGAGCAGAAGGTCCAAAATCGTGAATTTCAGTAAATTCAGTGTTATTGCAAATTTTATTGAAAGTCTCTTCAGTGCAATTTCCTGTAGATATCTTTTTGCCATTTTTATCGTATTTTGCAACTCCATCGTCTTTTGGGTTTAAAAAAGCAGCTCTGCAAAAAATAGCTATTTCAGGCAAATTTTCATAATTTTTATAAATGAAATCAAAAATGTCATAAACATTTTGACCTACATTATCTTGCCATTTGATTTTTTCAGACTCTTTAAGTCTATGAAATCTATCAAGAATTAAATAATTATCAGTATATTTTGTAACCCAAGAGTTTTCAACTTCTTCAGGTAACCAATTATAATCACTAAGAACAAATAACGCGTTTGTTTTAATTAGTTTTTCCATTTTAAAATTTAGGGTATTGGCTATTTTCGCCGAGGTAGTTATGAAATGCAAAAGGCTTGATTCCTTTGGTTTCGGGCATAGAGTTTTCATGTGAAAAGTATTTAGCTACATCAATATCAGCAAATTTACAACCATCTTCTAAATATTTATGTCTATAATTGCAACAAATAAATCCATCTTCATTGGTATATCCATGAAAAGCTTTCCATTCAAGATTGTGTTTTAATGGAACATTTAGAAGTTTTTTGCTTCTGAGAGAAACGCTATTTCCTACTCTGATTAAATTATTATTTATATCTCTATAAGAATAATCATCTACAGGAAGAGGCCAAGGAGCGCCAATATAATCGTATTTTAAAAACTCATCTCTCCAGCTATTTGGATTAACAATAAACCCATTATCATGAATAAGAATGCAAAAATCCGTTTCAATATAAGTTGGAAGTTTGTATATTATAGCATAATTCCACTCATCAATGTTATTTATTTTTTCAATCTTATTGAAAGAAATTTTATTTGACAGTTTTAGCGGTTCTATGTCTGAAATTAGTTTTATGCTTCCAAATTTTATTTCTTTAGAACTATACTCTAAAGCTTTTACAGTTTGATCGATTCTGACAGATGAAACAGCAACTAAAGTTACTTGAGGTAAATTTATCATATTATTTTATTTAATCCATTGGTTATTGATATCTTAGAAGAGAATCCTAAATTTTTTAACTTAGTGTTATCTAAATACATGTCACGAACTTGAACAATTTTATGAAAGTTTGGAATTTCTATTGAGTTTATTTTTGATTTAGATTGTGTTTGATTAACTACATGATCAATAATCTCTCTAAAAACCAAGGGAATTCCATTAGATATGTTTATAATTTCATTAGGCTGCATATTATCTATGCATAAATTAATGGCATCACACACATCGTCTACATGCATGTAATCTCTGATAAAATCACCATTTTCATAAAGATTAATTTCTTCGTGATTTTTTAGTTTATTGATGAGAAATTGCAGTGCGTTTTTCTTAGCTGATGCGTTTTTATCAGTATCGCCGTATACATTGCACAGTCTATAAATTTTATAATTTATATTATAAGTTTTACAATAACTAATAAGAAGATCTTCGGCGCATTTTTTAGTTATTGAATAAAATCCTTTTGGATTGCATGGGGAGTTTTCTTTTGCTGGCAGATCAGAATCTCCATATACAAACCAAGAACTAACAAAATTAAATGTCTTGATTTTATTTTTGTTATATTCTAAAACTTTTATTAGATGTGTAAGATTAGTGTCAATATCAATATAAGGATTATCTAAAATATTATAATTATGAGTTGTACTTATAAAATACAAGATTTCATCAGATTCAGCTTTTAAACTGTTTCTAGAAATGCTTATGCATTTAGATTCGAATCTTTTTTGAAATCTATTCCCTATAAATCCATTTGATCCAAAAACGCTTATCATAGATTGACTAAATTTTCACTTATAATTTTTTCAATATACTTGATTTTTTCTTCGTTGATAGTTGGGGAGCAGCCAAGAAAGAAAACTCTATCTAAAACAATATTGGCGTTTGGATATTTAGATTTATCGTCAAGATGTCGATATGCAGGATGATAAAGTATGTTTCCAGCGAAATAGTTTCTAGTTTGAATACCGTTACTTTCCAATAGTTGTACAAGCTTGATCTTTAACTTTGTATTCGCGCAAATGATGGGAACACCAAACCAAGAAGTTTCTGAATTTTCTGTGTCATTGCAGAACTTAAGGCCATTAATTTTTTCAAATATTTTTTGAATTTTATTCTTATTCTCAATTCTTTTAGAATGTATTTGATCGAACTTTTTTAATTGGGCTAGACCCATTGCTCCTTGCAGATCTAATGGCTTAAGATTATAACCCATTTCTGTGAAAAAGTATTTATGATCTATTTCAACATCTAAATCATCTATCCATTTAGAAAACCTCTTGCCACAACTTCCTTTGCTTAGAAGATTTTCAACGCCAACACAATAGCAGTTTCTGCCCCACCAAGCTAGGCTTCTTGCCGTTTTAATTAAACTTTCGCTATTAGAACAAATCATTCCGCCTTCACCAGTTGTAATATGATGAGCGGGATAAAAAGATAGTGTTGAAAGGGTAAAGTATTCAGAAATATGTTTACCTTTCCATTTACTTCCGAAACTGTCACAACAATCTAGTAAAAGCAATATATTATATTTTTCTGATAAATATGTAAGCCTATCAATATCTGGAGCGTTGCCCAAAACTGGAGAAACAAAAATAGCTTTAGTTTTTGGCGTTATCTTTTCTTCAATCTTATCTAAATCAAAATTTAAAGTTTCGTATTCAATATCAATAAATACAGGCTTAAGATTGTTTTGGACGATTGGATTCAGGGTGGTAGGAAAACCAACAACTGATAAAATTATCTCATCGCCATCTTGCCAATTATAATATTTTTTAGCCGCTGCTATCGCTATTAAATTAGCAGAACTTCCTGAATTTACCATCAAACATGATTTTTGATTTAAAAGCTTTGCAGTTTCAGTTTCAAACTCATATACTTTTTGTCCACTTGATAACCATTTTCCGAACATCAAAGTGTCAATAGCTTCAACAATTTCTTCTTTGTCAAAATAAGGTCCACCATAATAAACTTTTCTATCATTTTTTAGGTTATGACAAAATTGTGGAATAAAAGAATTTTCTTCAATTTCTAGTTGGTTTATAAAATTTAAAATTTTCTCTTTTCTGTTCATAGGTGTTTTAAATAAGTATATTCTGTTTCCTCTCGGATTTGTTTTTCGGATATGGAACTAGAAGTTTGGCTTAAAGACGTTCTGTTTACTACATTGATTCTATTAAGAATGCGAGGATTTCCAAATTTTTTATAACATCTTTTGTAATAATCCACATCCATTAGCCAAGTTATGTTTTCATCAAAAAATAACTTATTTTGAGAATTTTTTATTGTCAAAACTGATGGGCTGCTAATTGTATTATTTCCAAGATGGATGTCATTATTATATATTGGATAAAATGATCTATAAAAAGTTTCTCCATCGTTGCTGTGTTCGCAAGCAGTAACAAGCCAGTCAAAATCATTTACGGTTTCTTTTGCTATATCAGAAAGAGAATGTCGTGAATATAAAAAATCATCTTGATATAATATTTTTATAAAATCGCCAGAGCTTTTTTCAATGGCAAAATTTGTGTTTTTTGACATTCCTATTTTATCATTTTTAAAATATTTTATGTTTAATAAATGGCTATATTTATGAGTTAGTTTTAATATGTTATCATCTTTGCTGTTGTCAGATATAATAATTTCAAAATCTTGAAATGTTTGATCTAAAAGAATTTTGAAGTTTTTTTCTAAATATACAACGCCAAAACCTTTAGCTTCATAGGAAGGTATAGCAATAGATAATAAAGGTTTACTGTTCATTATAATGCCAATTTTTTAAACATTTATCGATACTGTCGTTTATATGATCTAACTGTATCCCGCATTTAAGTATTTTGCTGTTGTTTAAAATACAGTTAGATCTAGGTGTGATTACGCATGAAGAATAAAACTCTTCCTCGCTTATTATGTTAAAATTTTTATTTTTAGCAATTGTATTCTTTAGTTTTCTAATAAGCGATTCTGTTGTTAGAGAGCCGCTGTTAACAATATTATAAATACCATATGGAACTTCTTTTTTAATCATTTCTATACATACTCTGACGAAATCTTGTTTGTTTGAACATGAATTTTCAGCGTTGAGAAGTTTTGTATATTTAAGTATTTTGCTTATATAGTTTCTTGAATTGTCGTTTGATTCAAATGGTATTCTTAGTCTACAGACATAAGTTTTTTCATTAAAAAGAACTGTTTGTTCAGATAAAGCTTTAGTTCCGCTATAAAAACTGCAATTATTTTGTTTAAAAGTGAAATTAGGTTCGTCTTGTTCAGTAAAACCTGTTTTATCTAAAGTGTTTCCAGTATATATGCACCCGCTTGATACATGAAGAAGTTTTATGTTATTTAAAGAACACCATTGGCTCAATAAATGAGGCCACAATACGTTTCCATAAAATGTTTCTTCTTTATTTTTTTCGCAAGCATCAACATTTGGTTTGCCAGTGTATCCAGCAGCATTGATTGCAATAGTAATTTTTTGATGTTTAGATAAAGTTTGCAACTGATCAAAACATGTTTTTCTTGTGTTTTCCCAGCAAAAAAATTTGATATTTTGTTCTGATAGTTGTTTTTTAAATTCAGAACCAATGTAACCAGTAGAGCCGAATAATAATATCATAAAAGATTTTCTAAATAATTTTTATATTCTCCGTTTGGCAATTTATCAACAAGATTTTTCAATTGTTTCTTGTTGATGTTTTTTGATCTATAACTTTCTTCTTCAATACAAGCTATTTTAAAACCTTGACGTTTTTGGATTGTGTGAATATATGCAGCACTTTCAAATAAAGTTTCAGGAGTTCCAGCATCAAGCCATACAGATCCGCGAGGACATTTTAGAACATTTAATTGCCCTTTTTCCAAATATATTCTATTTAAATCTGTTATTTCTAATTCTCCTCTTTTAGAGGGTTTCAAAGACTTGGCGTATTCGCAAGCTTTATTATCATAGAAGTATAAACCGCAAATGGCTAAATTGCTTTTTGGATTCACGGGTTTTTCTTCAATAGATGTCGGTGTTCCATTTTCATCAAGTTCTAATACGCCATATGCACTAGGATCGTCCACCTCATAAGTAACAATGGTCGCTCCATGTTCAGGAAGTTTAACTTTATTTATTCCATGAAAAATATTATCTCCCAATATAAGAGAAACGCTGTCGTTTCCTACAAATTCTTCAGCTATAATCAAGGCTTCTGCAATGCCTTTGGGTTCTTTTTGGATTTTATAACATATATTTAAACCCAAATGAGAACCATCTTTAAAAATTCTTTCATAGGTCTGTAGATGTTCAGCAGTAGATATAATGCAAAAATCTTTGATTCCGAAATTTATTAATGTGCTGAATGGATAATAAATCATTGGTTTATCATAAACAGGAATCATTTGTTTGTTTATGATCGTTGTTAATGGATATAGCCTTGATCCACTTCCTCCAGCTAAAATTATACCTTTCATTGCTTGTAAAAATTAATTGTTTTGTTTATTCCTTCTTCTAGTGATGTTTTAGGAGTCCAGCTAAACATTTTATAAATTTTAGAATTGTCTATTGCATATCTAAAATCATGTCCAGGTCTGTCTTTAACATATTCTATATTTTTATTTAATTCTTTATTTAAACATGTGCAGATTTTTTCAACAATTTCTAAATTGCTTTTTTCAGAATCTCCTCCTATACATAGGTTTCCTACATAATTGCTTTTTAAAATTTCAAATAAAATTTCGCAATGGTCTTCAACAAAAATCCAATCTCTAATATTAGAACCATTAGAATAAATTGGAACTTTTTTATTGTTCAATAAGTTATTGATAGTTTTTGGAATAAGTTTTTCAAAGTTTTGATATGGTCCATAATTATTACTACAATTAGTGATAACAGCATTTATCTTATAAGTATTAATAAATGATTTAACTAAAAGATCTGAAGCAGCTTTTGTGGCAGAATATGGATTCTTGGGGTTGTAATTAGTGTTTTCATCAAACTTTTCGTCTTCTTTTGATAAAGAACCAAAAACTTCATCAGTT